AGGGAATGGGAGTCTAGTGATTTGAGGGATAAGAGATAACTTCACCTTAGATAGTATATCCAATACAGTAGTTGAAGGTTTAGTATAGCCCTTAGCCTTTAACATAGGGTTTACATACATAGTTTTATACTTGTGCCCATGTACTATAGGCATAGGGTAATGAGTTGGATAGTCTAACTCTTTAGGCAGTAATATTTTACTGCTAACGTAGTGTTCACCAGTCAACTCAGACTTGTTTATCTCAATGAGCTTATCCTTCATTAGGAAGATAATGTTCCCAAATATGTAGATACCGTCTTCTAGGTGTTCCACACCGATAGTTGGTATAACCCCCGAACCAATTACTTGAATTTTGGTTTCTTCAGGGTGTAACATTGCTTGCTTTAGAATAGCAACCATTATCTCTACTACCTTAGTAGGAGTCATATCTTTATATAGTTCTATGTCTCTATTATAAGTTGTGTTCTCCATGTAACCCATAATGTTATTGAGTACTAATTGGAATGTAGGCATCTCCTCATAGTTACGATTGCTCACATATTGATCTATAGCTATTAGTTTGGTTTGTTTAATTACTTTCTCGTTTTCTAACTGTAATTCTAGGTTTGACATTTATTACTCCTATGGGGATGGTTAGTCCCCAAGTTATTAAAAGTTACTTCTTAAATACTGCACGAAATTGGTTGTTTGCTACTTGTTTATACCCTCTTTCTTTAATATATCGTGCGAACTCCTGTTCACCAATATTATAACGTCTATTACGATTGTCTTCGTTATCACAAACAAAGGTAACCCCAGCTTTAATTGCTAAGTTAATCAAATGTTTATCGAACGATATACGGTTACTACGTCTACCATTAACTGATACGCCAACTATATCATATTTATGATACCGCTTTACGTTAATCTCATGAGTTGGTTCATAAGTGTATTGGTACTTATCACTACTCGAACTAACCCCCCCTCTAGTTATCATCTTGTTGCACACTACAAACTTCTGTATATCTTTAGATTGATAAGACTTATACTTAAAGGATTGGTGGTACAAGAACAGTCTTTTGAACAGTTTAGGGCTATGCGCTTGCATTTTACTTAATCCACTGCCCCAACAGTTAGTAGGAAATACAACGTGTTCATAGATTACTGAGTCTTTCTCCATTTGTATGATTGATTTCAACATCTTAAATAGACATTTTGAATTATCCATGAACATACTGGATTGAGCCATAGATGGGTATAACTTAGTTATAATACCTGATGTATTTGGTTCATCACGTATGATGGCTTGTCCTTTCTTACCCCAACCCTCTGCATTATCTCCAAAGACAAAGAGTGAGTTAGGGTTTAGTTTACAGTTACGTTTATCAAACTTGGTGTGATATATTACTTGCATGATATTCTCCTGATAAATGGATTGATTTCCATATGTCTAAATAAGTGTTTTAAAAAACTATACTACACAACGCACTCAGAGGCTCTCTAAGCGGTTTAAGGTTATGTGTGTAATCTGACAAGGGTATACCCCCAGAAACGCTTAGAAACGATCTGAGGGCTATCTAGGGCTATGTATGACGTATAACCTCTAACATCTTACCTAATAGGTTACGCTGTACCTTATTTTCACATCTAGGGCATTTACAAATACCCCAAATGTTATCATGCCATTGGTTGTACTCAATACAGAGGTAATCATTAGGCAATGAGGTTAGCTTAGCTTTTAAATTAGGATGCTGGAACTTCTTGTTAAGGAGTCTCCACATAACACCACCTTTTATATCATTCCAATTGTCTACTAGCTTTACCCCTCTACCATACTTCTTAGCCTCATATCCATTCATAGAGGTTAGAGCTTCCTTATCTCTAATACAGTCTGTCTTACTAGCTACAAAAGCAGCTTCTACACAAGAGTACTCTCTACCATCTTCAACAATGGGTACAGGGTACATATTGGATAGGAACTTAAGGGATACGTTATCATAATACTGTTTAAACATTGGTTTGTATCTTCCACTCCCTCTGTGTTCATTAACCAGTTGCTGTATGTTCTCTGCATGGCAGCTCTTACCTGTATGTGGTAATGTATCCTTACTTCTACAGAAGCAAGCTAACATTACATCACTGCTCTTTAATAGCTTAAGAATACAGTTTAATGAAGCTTTGGTATCATAATCCATCTTACTACGTTGTAATAAATTACCTTTGTGCCAAGCTATCTGTTCATCATGGTTTAATCCATAAGGTGCATAGTTAGCTAAATGGTTGTATGCGTTTCCACATTGGTTATCATACTTAGCATGTTTACGATGGCATGGCACTACCACACCCTTGAAATTCTTAGCTTCCCATACTTGCCCTACTACTAATTTATACATGGTTATTCTCCTACCACTGATAGTTTTGGTTTAAATTCTACTATATATGCAACACTGTCTGCTGGTTGTCCAAAGTGTGAGTTATACGCATCAAGGTACTGCTCTAACCATCCTTTAAACATCTCAATATCATAATCAAACTCTGCTAATATACGGTTGTAAGTTGTTTCAAATGTATAGATTATAAACTCTCCATTGATTCTATGTAGTTCTAATCCATTTAATGTTGCAAATTTAGTTGTGTTATTAATCATTGGCTCTCTCCAGTTATAGCGTAATTACTACCTATCTAAAAAAGTGTTTTGCGAAAGTTAAACCCTAACCACGAAGGCTAGGGTATTAGATTATAGTAAGCTTAGGTCTAATACACTGAGAGCATACTCTACCTCTATAACATCAAATGGTTCATCAATAGGACGATTAAGTAGATACCAGTGATTACTAGCTTCTTGTGCTACTTGTTCTAGGTTTAAAAGGTTTAATCCGAGAGGTTGGCTACTCATATTTATTAAGATAGATAGGAGTAAATCATGTCTTTCTGCTTCTTTCTTCTCATATAATGCTCCATGTTTAGAAGCCATATAGATAGACCATATAGTGATTCCTACACCAGCTACTACAGCTAGTATTATCTTTACTATGAATACTACTGCTTTGAATGAGAGTGTAACTACTGCAATGAGTAAACCTATTAATGTTGCTTCGTTGTTGTTCATGGTATGTTACCTTGGTTATAGGAGTCCCAGAATAGGACTCCGTGTTGATTAGTCTAGTAATGACTGCATAGTTGGGTTAGAACCTTTGATAGTCCCATACTTTAAAGGATAGAGATACTCATGATCAAATACTCCACCCTGTACCTCCGTGTTGTATGCGTCATTTGCGATTATATTACAAATAGCTACATGACCACCGTCCTTGTAATAAACTGGAATCTTGCCCAGATATACAGGCTCTTCTCCTTCTTTTACAGCATATATTGTGAATGTACCATTAGATAATTCAGTAGTATCCTTATTGGATAGGTCTAAACGCTTTGAACCATCTGGATTTGTATCTGAGGCAGGTAGACGGTAAGTTATCTGCATAGCTAACCCATAAGTAGAATTAGGTGACGATAACTCTTTAACTAAAGGTAAGTTATCCTCTGTTACAAATATAGTTGGAGAGTAGTTATTACCTCTAGTGTTATGGTTTACAGTCTCTACAGGGTAATGTTGTACCTTAGACTCCTGTCCTATAACCCATTCAGCTAGTGGTATATATAGGTTATTAAGGAATACAGTAGGGCTTAACTTCTTTGAGCTAGTTAATTGAGCCAATACCTTATTAGAATCCCCCTCTTTGGTTTCCTCTGTGAATGCATCTGCTACTGCTGAAGTACCCACTGTGAACTCATCTACTATTACTTTTGTATCTTGCTCTTCTGTATCTACTACATTTGTATCTTGGTTCATAATTGCTTCCTTTTGTGCTTTATTGAATGTGCTTTCTGCTAATGGTTTTACTTGTTTGAACTCACAGCTTTCTACATAATCTTTGTATGGTGCTGTAGGTACTACTTTCATTGTCTTATTGAGAATATCTCTTGCTATTGACATGGCTAAATTCCTTTAGTTAATGGCTTAATTGCCTTTGTTTTTAAAAAGTGTTTTATCTTTTGTGTAATCTAAACACCAAGACCCCATAAGGAGTCCAGATGTTAAGTGGTTATAATTGCTTACCTAAGTCCATGCTTGCCTCTATTAAGGCATTCTCCTTAGAATTGGCTACTCCTACTCCTATAACAAATGACTCATTGTCGAAGTCAATACTATCGTACTCAGTTATAGCGTCTTCTAAATTGAGTAAGTGAGAATCACTATTCCATATAGCATTTTCTTCACATACATAAGCAGTAAATTTATTAGGGGTTAGTTCTTTTACATAAGTTTCGTAGTTCATAATTATTTCTCTTAGTTTAGTACCCTATAGGGTGTAAGGTATTTATTAGGCTATTTTATATATATTAGGAAGTTAGTGAACATATAACACTTACCTGCTGCTGGTATTCCTATGCTATTGGTTTCCCACTTCCATAGTATTTCTAGTAAGTTGTGCAAGTCATCCACTAGCTCTTTTTTGTTGCTTTCTTCTGCCTTATCAATGTTTAAACGGAAGTTCTGAGGATCTTTATCATATATTTCACGGCTTCTTGTCTCTGTAATATCTGTAGTAAACTCTACATTATTGTTGTTAATAAGCAGATGGTTATCTTCGATAATTACAGTTGCGTTTGTAAGGTCGTAAATGCCTTGGTTTTTAACGTATAATGTGATCATGGTGATCTCCTTTAATAAAGTATAAATAACTAGTACTTATTGTACTATTCCTTTAAAAAAGTGTTTTAAAAAACTACAAAGTAAATTACTATCCTTTACTTCTTAGGTAGCTACAACTACTATGTTGTGTAATCTGTTGGTACTATCCTCTGCTACTGAGGGTTACTATCTCCAATCCTGAATGGAGTAACGGCTTCAAAGGAGTATTCGTTGTAGGTGTGTTGTGTAATCGGGGAAACCAATAGAGTCTCAATTAAGAGACTCTGTATTAGTTTAAATTTCCTTATAGTTCCAATAACAATCCACCATCTTTCTACGTAGTTGGACTGCTGATATTAGCTTCTCTTCTAACTCTTTAACTTGCTGAGTTTGCCCAGTCATATTAGGGTCAAGTACATCTAAAACTCTCTCCAATCTCTTTATAGTTGAGTTGATAGCTTTAAGATACATCTTACCTAAACGTCTATGTCTTAACTTCTGTTCTTTGTTCATGGTATTTCTCCTAAGTTAGCAATATTGCTATGCTTCTAAAATAGTGTTTTAAAAAACTTAAACCCAACCAGTTAAGGTTAGGTTATTAGTTAGGTTAGAAAGGTATATCATTAATGAAATAATCATCATTATGGATTCTAGCCCATTCGTCAGGAGTTAGAGATTCCTCTGATTTAAAGGCTATTTCATCATCTACATCGTATTCTATATACTCGGCTAGTGTGATAGGTGGGTATCCAATATTCAATAGGTACTCTTCAAATTCATGAGCCATACTTGCTATTCCTAAGTCAACATGCTTGCAGAATTCTTCAAATGTCATCATTTTAGAAGACTTAGAAAGATGTGAAGTTGAAGGATCGAAGTTCTCTGAATAGATCATGTATTCTGAATCTAAGAGACTGATTAAAGCTTTTACGTGATTGTTCATGGTGATTTCCTCAGTTATAGTAGCACAAAGTTATGCTATGGTTTTAAAAAAATGTTTTAAAAAGAGTAAGCCCACCACTAGGGTAGGCTATTGTTTATGTTATGATGTTTAGTAGATGCTTGTTAGGTAAGCGTTTCCACCAAGTTGTACCAGAGGTATCGTATAGGCGCACTGGTCGTTTTAGTTTAAGAGCATGGTTTATGGTGTTACCAGTACCCCCACCGTGAGACTCGTTATTAACAGCTATAACGTATTTACTGAATTGGGCTACTAAGCCATTACGGTATAAGAAGTTAGCACGTACTAGTTTAGTCCCCTGTTTGAAGGGTGATAAGAGTAGAGTAGTATCACTAGCCATACAGTCCCGATTTAGTTGTTGGTTTCTAGCCCAATCCAACCAATCCAATGAATGTGGGAGTACAGATATTAGGCGGGATTTATTAAGGAGTGCTTGACTAGCACCAATAGTATCAGCCCCAATAGCGTTCCCTGTTACAATGGTATAGCCAGCAGCAATAGCACGTAGAGTTTGGGATAGTATCCACTCTGATTCAATATCAGATAAGTGAAGTGAACCAATAATAGCAACACCATCACAGAAGTCAGGGTTTATCAATTTGTTAGTGTATATGGAAGGGTAGTTAGGTATATTGGTTTGATGATGTATCATGATATGTTCCAGTTAGTTAGCAGGATTGCTATGTTTCTAAATAGGTGTTTTACGAAAGTTTAAAGCTTACCCCGAAGGGTAAGCTATTAGTTAGGTTAGAATGGTATAGAAGTATCGAAATCATCTAATTCTGTTGCTTTATTCATAGGTGACTTATGCACTAAGCCTTTAACTTCAAGCCAATCAGTGAAAGTGGGTATTTTCTTAGGTACAATACCCATCGCATTAACAATATTATTCCACTTAACCATATACTTATCAAAGGCTACTACTAATTCTTTCTCACTCATTACACTGTAATCTATTTTATTCATGGTATTACTCCAAAGGTTGAACCACTAACAGGATTGCTAGTGGTTTGGTTAGGTTACTTGTTCTTGCCACGAAGGTTTAGAGCTTTGAAAGTTGCATCATTCTCTTCCTTCATTTGAGCTATAGACTTCTTCTCTTTTTGATACTTGTGTACAGCATCATTTGTTGATTTGATTGCATCCATTCTCCAACCTAGCAACTCACCATCAATATACTCTTTAGCTGTAGCAGAAGTATTATCAACAACGTCACTTGCATCTAGTACTACGTTTGCAACAGTGTTAGTACCACCAAGGATTGCATCTAATAGATTGTCTATTGCTTTCGACATTTTAGCCCACTTTCCTAGCTTCTTGAACTCTGAATTTCTTACTTGCTCTTTGTTTGAATTTGACATGGTATTTTCCTCTTGTTTAATTAGCATTATTGCTATGTTTTTTAAAAAAATGTTTTACGAAAGTTTACTCTATCACCTACGTTTGAATAGGTGATGTTAGCGGTCTTAACAGTATTCTGATATAACTATATGCTCTCCATTAACTAGAATAGCCACATTGGTACTACGGATAATACCAATGTAGTAATGCTCCCAGCTTGTACCTCTATAGGCAGTACTCCCTATGTCCTTCAAGCCTAGTAGCTTAAAGTTATTATGGTCGAGTCCTCTTACTCTATAGGTACGAGTTATCATTCTTCTACTGTTCTTCTGTTCTGTTTCCCACTCTAGGTAGGCTTCTTTAAAAGTATTGTGCATAGTACTTCTCCTTATGTGTAGCATGATTGCTATGTTTTTAAATATATGTTTTGCTGATGTATCTACTAGTAGGTAGTGTAGTATACCCACTATGGGATATGTGAGGAGTATAATGTATAGTATAGGTAACCAATAGGTAGGATGTGTGGTATGGTATAGTATTGAGGGTATGTTTAGGTAGGAGTAGAACCTATAAGTTATATTGAGATAACTACTGTGTATTACACTATAAGTTATGTACTAGTTATGAGCTAGTTATGTACTAGATGTATGGTATATGTATAAGCTATGTATAGTATAGGTGAGGTATAAGTATAAGCTAGTAGGAACTATTAATATCTATCTATAGGGGTATCTATAGGGGGGTATACCTATTAGGTATAGTAAGGTGAGGTAGTACTACACTATGTCAAAATAATTTAAAATTTTGAAAAACCTGATTACTAACTTATGTCAAAATAATTTGAAATACATAATCTTTCTACATACTATCTTAAAAATTATACTGTGCAACTTTCTAAATAAGAATGATTCGCAACTACAATAGAGGAAATATAATGGATTTAATATCAATAGAACAATTTAAAAGAGTAATGCCTAATAAACAATTAGGAGCTACTATTAATGATGAAATGGTAACCAATATTAATAATTTGGTTCAAGGTGATACTGCTTTAAGAGAAGTGTATCGTGAGAACTTACTATCTTTCACTAGTGTCCTAGCTACAGGTAAGTATAAAATGCAAGATTATTTATCTGCTGTAAGGTATTGTAGTCACAAAATGTTAGGGGATACTAATGTAGTAGCTTATACTAAAACATTCCCTGATAGGTATAGCCGTTTACTGAAGGAAGGTGCTACTGAGAAGAAGATTAGTGCTTTCGTTGCTGCATATAATAAGAATAAGTTAGTAAATCTTATAGTGGAGCAGACTTTAGTGCCTAGTCATATACTAAACGCTGATGTACACCAACGGGCAATTAATACATTGGCTTCCTTAATGAGTGATACAACAATTAGCCCTAAAGTAAGAAGTGATAGTGCAAGTAGTCTACTAACTCACTTAAAAGTACCTGAAGCTACTAAGGTGGAGCTAGATGTATCAATTAAAGAAGATCAGAGTATTGCAGATTTAAGAAAAGCAACCTATGAGTTAGTAACTCAACAAAGGAAACTATTAGAAGCAGGTGCTTCTACTGCTAAGGAAATAGCGCATAAACCAATAATAATAGAGCATAAGGGGGATTAATGATCACAGAAGTATCAGCATGGTTTGTAATATATAAAGGTAAAATAACCTTAGTGGGAGCAGTACTAACCAGTTCCTTACTACAAGCTTATAAAGGTAAAGCTACACTACTATTTACGTTATACGCGGTAGGAGCTAGTGTAACTTTAACTTATGGAATTATTGAACCAGTAGTGGATTATCTTGGTTTAGGAGAAGATGTTAAATTAGCACTTGCTACTATAACAAGTTTGATTAGTATCCCTATAATTACGTTAATTAGTAAACATTTACCCACAGCTATCACTAAGAAACTACTACAAAAGTATGGATTAGAAGTAAATAATAAGGGAGATGTCACTATAATAAGGAGTGTACATGAGCACAATACTAAGAAAGATTAGTGGTGGTGTGTATGATACTATACAAATAGAGGGTACAAATAGAAACACAGATATAGGATTATACATAAAAGCAGAAGAGCCAGTTAGTATAAGAAAACTAGTTATTAGTAATGTGTTTATCCCTTTGGTTTTATTAGGTAACCCTATGGTAACTATAGAAGAGGTAACCTTTAAAAACTATGGAGGGGACGCTATGAATATTAGAGCAAGCAACCTCTTAATCAAAGAATACACTACCTATAACTCTACCCCGACTAGACCCTATAGTAGGTGTAAAAGAAAAGGTAATGAGACTGTAGAAGAGTGTTTAATACGACATAATGAGCAGGTGTATGATTCTACCTTACTAGCTTTTAATAAAGGTTATATTGATGGGTATCACGTAGATACAGGTTTTCATGCGTATGCAGTTAAAGAGGATGGTTACAGTATAGATACAGAAGGCAGTATTAGTAATATAACAATACATTCTATTGATGTTGATATGGGTGGTAGCCAAGGTATTATGTGTAGCGAGGCGTGTAATTATAGTAATTTTAATCTTGGCTTAAATAAGCTACGTGTAGTTGGGCATTATGTGTATCCTATTGTGTTTAATTCTTTAGCAGATTCTACTATAGGAGGTATAAATAATACTTTAGAAGGTAAAATACGTATAGCAGGGTTAAAAGGGACTGTATGGGCTACTACTAATAACAACTTTATTGGGTTTACTAACAAAGAATTAGAGGGGGTTACAAAAGTGTATAGTAATTTAGAAGAATTTAGTGAAATTCATAATATAGAATTAGCTATATTGTGGGCTATTATAAAAAGTGAGTCGGATAACAAGGGTTTCTACAAGGGGAATCCAAGAATACTATTTGAAAGACATAAATTTACAGAAGCTTTAAGGAAGTATGGGCTAAGTGCTAGTAAACTTGCAATGCAAGACCCTAGTATTAAAGATTTAATAGGTAAAAGGGCTTATTTCAAGTACGGTACGTTACAAAGGCAACAAGATAGATTTAAAAAGGCATATAGGGTGCATAAGGAAGCTGCTATTGAAGCTTGTAGTTGGGGTAAGTACCAAATATTAGGGAGTAATTGGAAAGTTAGTGGGTTTGAGGATGTATTTGCATTCCATGATGCCCAATTCACAGAAGAAGGGCAACTACTAGCTTTTCTAGGTTTCTTAGAGAATAATACCCGATTAATGACAGCCTTACAAAATAAGGATTGGAAAAAGATTAAAAGATATTATAATGGAGTTAAAGTAGTAGATAAAAACCATGATGGTAAAGATGATTACGTAGCTAAATTAATAAAAAATTATACTATAGCCCTTAAGCAAGGTGGTACTCGTAAAAAACTACACAAAAGTAGAACAATGCGGAACAACACAACAGGGGCTGTTGTGAAAGTTGGAGTAGCAGAGGAGTTAATACGCAATGGTGATGTGTTTTCTAAGATAACAGAGCAACTAACTCAAAGTAGAGAAAGTGTTACCGAATTGAGTAACCAAATTACTACGCTACAAGCTCAATTAGGAGCTACTGCTTATACTCCTTATATATTAGGTGGGGTACTTTTATTAGCGTTGTACCCACATTTTAAAGTAATGAAAGCGTACTTGGAGGATAATGGATACTTATGAGTTTATCAGATATAGGAGTTACCATTTTATTAGCAATAGCTGTAGGTGGTATGTATAAGATGGGGGTGTTAGCAGGAGAAGAACATGCTAACTTAACTAAAGAAATTAAAGGATATTATAATGAAGATAATGTTACTATTGACGATATTATTGACAGGATGTACAACCCAAGTAAAACTTGTGAAAGATTACTCCGCACTAAGTAGTATACCTGATATACCTGAAGGAGTTAGACCTACTTTAATATGGGCATATAAAACAAATTGTATTATTCGTAAATTAACTAAAGAAACTAAACCAGAGTATTGTAATGGGAATGATTAAAAAACAAGTAGAAGACTACTTAAATGATGTAGATTATGAGGATAATCCAAATTACATACCAAGTGATTTTGCTTTAGAGTTTGTTAGTTTTATTAAATTAGTTAATGGTGGTACTGGAGAGGAACATAAGACTCCAGTAGTACACTATAAGATGTTAGACCAGATAGCAGGTAGTAAGAAAGGTATCTGTAATATGTGTAGTAGAGGTCTTGCAAAAACTACAGTTTTGGGAGAGTATCTCTTCTTGTATGTAGCTGTGTATGGGAGTTTACCTCAGTTTGGGGATATTAGCTTTGCTTTATACGTTTCAGATAGTATAGAGAATGGTGTTAAGAATATGAGGAAGAACTTAGAATATAGGTGGCAAAACTCTGAGTTCTTACAGCATTATATACCACATACTAGGTTTACTGATGTACGTTATGAGTTTACTAATTTATCAGGACATAAGTTTATAGTTAGGGGCTATGGGGCTAAGACTGGAGTCAGAGGTGCAAAAGAGCAAGGGCAAAGACCAGTACTTGCTGTACTTGATGACTTAATATCAGATGATGATGCTAGGAGTCCAACAGTAATAGCAAGTATAGAAGACACCATTTATAAAGCTGTTGACTACGCATTACATCCTACCAGAAGAAAAACTATATGGTCTGGTACTCCGTTTAATGCCCGTGATCCTTTGTACAAGGCTATTGAATCAGGTGCTTGGTACGCTAATGTGTTCCCTGTATGTGAGAAGTTCCCTGTTAAGAGGGAAGACTTTAAAGGAGCATGGGAAGACAGATTTGATTATGACTATGTATTGAGCCAATATGAGAAGGCTAGGAACTCAGGTAAGATTGATACCTTTAACCAAGAACTTATGTTACGGATTATGAGTGATGAAGATAGGTTAATACAAGATTGTGATATTAGTTGGTATAGGAGAGCTTCCTTATTAAAGAATAGAGGTAGCTTTAACTTCTACATTACTACTGACTTTGCTACTAGTAGTAAGAACAGTGCTGATTACTCTGTTATAAGTGTATGGGCATATAATAATAATGGTGATTGGTTTTGGGTAGACGGTATAGTAGAGAAGCAACTGATGGATAAGAACATAGAAGACCTCTTTAGACTAGCCCAAGAGTACAATCCACAATCAGTAGGTATCGAAATATCAGGACAACAAAAAGGATTTGTATCTTGGATTCAAAATGAGATGATGAGTAGAAATGTGTTCTTCCCCTTAGCAAAAGATAAAGATGGTACTACAGTAGGTATAAGACCTGTAACAGATAAGATAACAAGGTTTAATGTGGTAGTACCTTGGTTCAAAATGAATAGGATTTATTTTCCAGAAGAACGGAAAGAAAGTAAGGAGATACAAGAAGCACTTAATGAGCTTAAGTTAGCAACTAAGAGTGCCTTTAAAAGCAAGCATGATGACTTTATAGATACCATTAGCATGTTAGCTAATATGACACCTTGGAAACCTTCTGCAAACCTACCTATCAAACCAAAGAAAGAATCGCCTGAATTATGGGATACTATAGAAACAGATGATTACGAAGACATAGATTCATATATAGCCTAAATCGAACAGAGAGCCAATATAAGAAGAGAACACATAAAACAATACCATTACAAGCGAGAGGTGAAGTATCGACTGAGAAGCGGAACGTAGTGAGCATCGCAGGGAGAATACTGTAGCCGAAAGCGCACATAAAGAAAAAAAGAGAAAAAGAATAATAAATTAATAGTAGTCTACAGCTTTCTCATTCCGTTGCTCGTTACACTCCGCTACTCAATCGAAGCTTCACCTACTATTAATTTATTGGTTAAAAAGAAGGAAAAGAAAAAAGAAAAATATACATGAAAAACACCCTGTATAATATATATAAGAGAAAAAAGTTTTTTTCCTATATTTTACATACACTTAGGAGAAAAGATGTATATGGATCTATATACAAACGTATATGAATCCATATACAAACGTATATGGATCTATATACAAATGATATATAGAAGTAAATTAGAATATTCTAATATAGGAGCACAAAAAATGAAGTTACAAGAAATATTCGATCACTTAATATCAGGGGAGTTATCCTTAATAGAGTATAGTGGTTTTGAGGGGAACACCTCTATACAGACAGAGGATTACTTTAGAATTATACCTCACATAAATATAGCATTAGTAGCTATATATAAAAGATTACCTGTTAAAGTTAATAGCGTAACCTTAGACTTGCAGAGTAATTTATCCTTATATAAATTAGATGCTAAATATGCCCAAAGTAATATAAGTAGTACAGAACCTATTAAGTACATATCAGATTCAACTATGTATCCTTTTATAGGGGATGTACTTAAAGTAGAAAGAGTTGAGAATGAGGTAGGGGTAGAATTACCATTAAATAATAGAGATAATGCTCTATCTGTATTTACTCCTACCTATAATGTCATAGAGCACCCTTACCCAATAACAGGTAACACTATTCATGTTACCTACAGAGCTTCCCACCCTAAAATAGATATTAACAGTAGTAATTTACCTGATTTAGAGTTAGAGTTACCTGATATGCTACTAGAGCCTTTACTAATGTATATTGGTTCAAGATTGAGTGTAGGTTTAAGTGGTGATACAGTTAATGGAGAAAAAGAAAGGTACTTAGCTAAGTTTGAAGCAGCTTGTGTAAGTATAGAAAGAAATTCACTACTTCATAGAGAGAATTTTGATAATGTAAAATTAGAAATGAATGGATGGGTATAAAATATGAATAAAAGTATAATTAATAATATGTATAATGCACAGTTAGTAACTAAATATATTAATACTTCTTATGACACAGTAAAAGAAGTAGCAGATAACATAGGGAGTGTAGTATTGGTTTCTGCTAGTACTTCTAATATTACCAAAGTAGCAGGTATGGAAGCTGATATTACAGTCTTGGCTCAACAAATTAATGCAGGAACTATTGATTTAAAAGGGGATAAGGGTGATAAGGGAGACACAGGAGATGTAGGAGCTACAGGTACTCAAGGTATTAAAGGAGACAAGGGAGATACAGGCACTACAGGAGCAACAGGGGCTACTGGAGCAAAAGGTGATACTGGGGCGCAAGGGTTAAAAGGAGACACAGGGGCTAAGGGAGACACTGGTAATCAAGGTGCTCAAGGTGTACAGGGTGTACAAGGACTACAAGGTGCTTCAGGAGCAACAGGTGCTCAAGGTATCCAAGGTATTAAAGGGGATAAAGGGGATAATGGAGCAGGTATCACAATTATGGGGCATGTTGTTAATGCAGCGGCATTACCTAGTATGACAATTAATGATACTGGCAAAGCGTATGTTACTGATGATACTAATGATGCCCATCAATGGAATGGCACTACTTGGGTTAATATAGGAGCAGTAGGAGGGGTTAAAGGAGATAAAGGGGACAAAGGAGATACTGGTAATCAAGGAGTTCAAGGATTACAAGGAGTTCAAGGCTTAACTGGTGCTACGGGATTAACTGGGGCTACAGGATTAAAAGGAGACAAGGGCGACAAAGGTGATACTGGCGCAACAGGTGCTCAAGGTGCTACTGGTATACAAGGCGCAACTGGAGCGACGGGTGCAACAGGTGCTACAGGCTCTCAAGGAGCTAAAGGAGATATAGGTAACACTGGTGCAACTGGTGCTCAGGGAGCAACGGGGGCAGTAGGGGCACAAGGAGCTGTAGGAGCGCAAGGTGCAACAGGAGCACAAGGTTCTATTGGACTACAAGGTGCAACAGGAGCTACGGGAGCACAAGGGGCTGTTGGGGCGCAAGGAGCACAGGGAGCAACTGGAGCAACTGGGGCAACAGGAGCGCAGGGTGCTCAAGGAGCAACGGGTTCACAAGGAGCTGATGGTTATAATGGTACTGTTAGGTTTAAAGTGCTAACAGGCACAACATCTTCTTCTCAAGGGGGTATTTCTACTGTGGCACATGGGCTAACTTCAACTAAAATCCATAGTATCACAGGGGCTATACTTTATAATGGTACTGACTCTGTACCTATAGGGTTTAATAGACCTAATAATGTACTTAATAATAGTGCGTATTCTGACTCTACTATAATAGGGGTTATAAATAACACAGGGCAATCATCTTTAATACTAAGCAAACCTTTTAAACTAGTTATTGGTTATATACTTTAAGGAGTAAGTTATGCAAGAAGTAATTACAACAAAACTTACGGATTGGGCTAACCCTCCAAAGGTGAGTGATTTAAAACAAGATTATAGAGAAGCAACTACTTCTCATAGTGCCCACACAGTAGAGGTGGACAACTGGTTAGACCACTTAAATATTACGGGACAAGCAAAACTTGGTAAACGTAAAGGTAAATCCACTATTCAACCTAAATTAATTAGGAAACAAGCAGAGTGGAGGTATGCTGCTTTAAGTGAACCTTTCCTTAGTACAGAGGATGTGTTTAATACTGATCCCATTAGTTTTGAGGACAAAGAAAGTGCTATACAAAATGGGCTAATATTAAATAACCAATTTAATACTAAAATAGATAAGATAAACTTTATAGATACTATTGTTAGGACGCTAGTAGATGAAGGGACAGCTATTGTTAGGGTTGGTTGGACTAACGTACAAGAGATTAAGGAAGTGGAGATTCCTGTAACTAGTATGATGCCTATATTAGATAATGAACAAGCAGCTAGTATGATTCAACAAGGGTTACCCCCTTTACAAGAAGAAGTTACAGGTACAGAGTTGGTTAAACAGTTGGTTACTGTGGCAAATCACCCTACCGTAGAGGTATGCAATTATAAAGATGTTATTATTGACCCTACAGCAGAAGGCGATATAGAAAAAGCCAATTTTGTTATTTATAGTTTTGAAACCTCCTTATCAGAATTAAAAAAGGATGGTAGATATAAAAATTTAGATAATATTAATGTAGAAGGTAACTCCACACAAGGGCATCCTAACTATGAGAGTACAGCAGATTTTACTTTTAATGATGCTCCTCGTAAGAAGTTTGTAGCATTTGAGTATTGGGGTTACTGGGATTATGAAGGTACTGGAATTGTTAAACCATTTGTAGCTACTTGGGTTGGGGACACTCTTATTAGAATGGAAGAGAACCCTTTTCCTGATGAAAAGTTGCCTTTCGTACTAATTCAATACTTACCAAGGAAAAAGCATAACTATGGTGAACCTGACGGAGAGTTATTAATTGATAACCAAAAAGTAATAGGCGCAGTAACCAGAGGTATGATTGACTCTATGGCTCGTAGTGCTAATGGACAAATGGGCAGTCGTAAGGATGCTTTAGATGTAACTAATAAACGTAAGTTTGATAGAGGGCTGGATTATGAATTTAACCCTAATGTAGATCCCAACCAAGCATTTCATATGCACACGTACCCAGAGATACCAAGATCGGCTCATGAAATGCTCCAATTACAAAGTAATGAGGCTGAAAGTATTAGTGGGGTTAAAGCCTTTAGTCAAGGTATTAGTGGTAATAGTTTAGGTAAAACTGCTACAGGTATTAAAAGTGCTTTAGATGCTACTAGCAAAAGAGAATTAGGTATACTACGTAGATTAGCAGAAGGTATTAAAAGAATAGGACGTAAGTTCATTAGTATGAATGCTGTGTTCTTATCAGAGGAAGAAGTAGTAAGAATTACTAATGATGAGTTTGTGACTGTTAGACGAGATGACTTAGCAGGTAACATTGATATTAGCTTAACCATAAGTACAGCAGAGGCAGATAATGATAAGGCAGAAGAACTCTCATTTATGTTGCAAACACTTGGTAATACTATGCCTCCTGAGTTTACGCAAATTATATTAACTGATTTTGCAACATTACGTAAAATGCCTTATTTAGCAAAAAAGATTAAAGAGTTTGAGCCTAAACCTGACCCTATCGCTGAGCAGAAAGCTCAATTAGAGGTAGCTATGTTACAAGCAGAGCTTCAAGAGAAACAAGCTGATATAGCTGTTAAACAGGCTAATGCTCAGTACCTATTAGCTAAAGCTAGAACAGAAGGTAGCACAGCCGATCTTAAGGATTTAGATTATGTAGAACAAGAAGAAGGAGTAAATCAAGAAAGGGAATTAGAGAAACTTGACAGAAAACAAAATAAGCAAGTAGAATCCAAAAAGTAAGACTTAACTAATAATATCCCATTAAGGGGACACAAGAGACAGTATGTATATGAATACAGATATTAGAGAAATAGAAATTAGTATTAAACAAGCAGAAGCTAACATTGCAGCTCGTGATAACTTGAATAAACTTCTTAGTAATAGATTGTTTAAGAAAGTTATCCTAGATGGGTACTTTGTAAAGGAAGCTTCCGCATTAGTAGAACTTAAAGCAGCACCACAAGTCCAAGGTAGTGAAGACCAGACACACATTAGTAAACAATTAGATGCTATTGGGTATTTAAGACAATATTTTACTAAACTACAGTTGTTAGGGAATATGTCCGAGAATAGTTTGGCTCAAGACAGAATTACTCAAGCAGAACTTAATGAAGAGGTATTGTAATGAGTGAAGAACTAGACGTAATGGGAATGTCGGACGAGGAGTTAGATAAACTCCTATTATCCGATATGGAAGAAGAAGTAGTAGAGGATAAAGAAGAAGCTCCTACTGTAGAAGACGATGAGGAAAATACATCAGAGCAACAAGATACTAATGAAACAGAAGAAGAAGAAGAAGTTGAAGCAACAACGAAGACAGAAGACACTTCGTCTGATGGTGAAGAAGAAACAAATACTACTTCCGAAAACGAGGAAGTAGCTGAAGAACAACCTGCTATTGATTACCAAAAAGAGTATGAAGCTCTATTAAGCTCTTTCAGAGCTAATGGTATTGATATGCAAGTTAAGTCAGTAGATGAAGCTCGTACACTTATGCAAATGGGGGCTAATTACTCCAAAAAGATGACTGCTATTAAACCAAATCTAAACATTATTAAAATGTTAGATAATAATGATTTATTAGACACAGATAAGCTTAGCTACCTTATTGATTTAAGTAAGAAGAACCCAGATGCAATAGCTAAATTAGTTAAAGATAGTGGTGTAGACCCTATTGATATTGACTTAGAAGAAACAAAGTATGAACCAAACTCTTATGCGGTTAGTGACTCAGAAGTAGAGTTAGATCAGGTGCTTGAAGCTATTCAAGATACACCATCTTATCGAACAACTTTAGATGTTATTTCTAACCAATGGGATGAGACTAGTCGTAAGATTTTAGTTGAGTCCCCACAAATAATCGCAGACATTAATGATCATATTGGTTCAGGTGTATATAAACAGATCAGTGATAATGTAGCGAGAGAGCGTATATTAGGGCGTTTAACTAATGTATCAGATATTGAAGCTTACAAGATAGTAGGGGACTCAATGGACAAAGCAGGTGCTTTCAACCCAGAGAACAACTCCACTAAACCTAGTGCAGATAATTCTAACACACAGACAAATAAAACTAATGCTCGACGTAAAGCAGCTTCTATTACTAGAGGCAAACCTTCATCTAAGAAAGCTCCTATTAATATTTTGGAGATGAGTGATGAAGAATTTGACAAATTAGATATTAACAATTTTATATGAGGTGATTAATTATGGCACAAACATACAACAATCCTATTGGTGGAACTGATTCTACTATTGGCACACAATTTCGTACAGATTACTACATTCGTAAAGCTCTTAAGGAAGCACGTAAAGAATCTTATTTCTCTCAGTTAGCAGACGTTACTTCTATGCCTAAGCACATGGGTAAAAAGATTCGTCGTTATCATTATGTACCATTACTAGATGACGCTAACGTAAATGACCAAGGTATTGATGCAGCAGGTGTTAGCACTACTGTTGAGGTAACTATTGTTATTGCTCGTCCTGAAGAAGGAAAGAATATTTACACTAACCATTATGCAGTTGGTGAAGGTGCTACTACAGCAGCAGCTCTTACAGCAGCTAAAGCTAAAGCAGTAGATATATTTAAAGCTCTTAAAGTATTTACTACTAGTTATGCAGCTACTAAGACAGCTCTTACAGGAGCTACCCCTGCTTGGACTATTGATGATTCAAACGCAGGAGTTCCAGTATCAGGTAATCTTTATGGCTCTAGCAAAGACGTAGGTACTATTTCGGCTAAACTACCAGCTCTTACAGAGAATGGTGGATTTGTAAACCGAGTTGGGTTTACCCGTGTTGATTTAGAAGGTACTTTTGAAAAGTTTGGTATGTACTATGACTACACTAAAGAATCTCTTGACTTTGACACAGATGCTGAATTACAGATGCACCTAAATCGTGAGTTAATGAGTGGAGCTATTGAACTAACTGAGGACGCTCTACAAGTAGATTTACTCAATGCTGCGGGTGTTATTCGTTATGCAGGTTCAGCTCTTACTACTAGTGAGCTAAGCGGTGAAACAGGCAACGTATCTCAAGTAACTTATAATGATTTAATGCGTTTAGCTATTGATCTTTCAAATAATCGTACACCTAAAAATACCAAAGTAATTACTGGTACTCGTATGATTGATACTAAGACAGTTAATTCTGCTTATATCATGTATATTGGCTCAGAGCTTATCCCTATGGTTAAAGCTATGGTTGATGGATTTGGTAATCAAGCATTTATTGATGCACGTCACTATGCTGCTGGTACTACTTTACTACGTGGTGAAATTGGAGCTATTGACCAATTCCGTTTAGTTGTTGTACCTGAGATGGCACATTGGGATGGAGCTGGTAAAACAGTAACTAACAATGCTGGTTATTATGAGACTGGTGGTAAATATAACGTTTACCCAATGTTAGTAGTAGGTAGCGAGTCGTTCACAACTATTGGTTTTGAAACTAATGGTAAGTCTTTCAAATTCAAGACTAAGCATGTTAAACCTGAGTCTCCTGAGTCTTATGCTCGTGACCCTTATGGTGAAACTGGCTTCTCTAGTTTGAAATACTACTATGGTTTTATGGCTTTACGTCCAGAGCGTATTGCTTTAGTTAAAACTGTAGCAGCTTGGTAAAAACATATAGAACTCCCCTTATAATAAGGGGAGTATTTTAAAGGAAAGTAGGAAAATAAAATGACTGAAGTAGAATTATTAAAGTCACGTTTAGATTTGATGAACATTAAGTATCATCATAAAGCAGGAAAATCCAAATTAAAAGAATTACTAGAGGATGCTCAAGTATCAGAAGATTTAGTAGTTCAAGAAGAATCAAACGTACAACGTAATGCACGTTTACGAAAACAAGCAAGTAGGCTTATTCGAGTTAATGTAACAATGATGAATCCTAATAAAACTAACCTTAAAGGAGAGGTGTATACTGTATCAAATAGTATAGTAGGCACTCACAAGAAGTTTGTATTATTTAATACTACAGATGGTTACCATGTCCCTTACATTATATTTAAACACATGCAAGAGCGTAAATATCAAGCTTTTAAAACAGTTAAAGGTGCGGGGGGTAAAGATCGTAGAGTAGGTTTTGCTGTACCTGAATTGAGTATTCATGTGTTAGACCCTTTAACTCCAGAAGAATTAGAAGAACTAAAAATTAAGCAAGCATTAAATAGAAGTATTGACTAAAGGAGTTTATAGATGACTACCATAGATATAAATAGTATTACTACTGGTTCAGTAACAGGAACAGGTATATTTGATAAACTTATGGCTTCTGTAGAAGATCATATTGACTATCAGTTTAAGAAACAACGTATTAAAAGTTCTGATTATGCTACTGTGTATTTAGGGGCATTAACCGCTGTATTAGGGCAGAGTGTACAATATGAACTAGGTAGGCATCAAGCAGCAGCTCAAGCAGACTTAACACTTAAACAAATAGAGGTAGAGACTGCTAGAGTTGCTAAATTGAATAAAGACAAAGATTTAGTAACTCAACAAATAAGTAACCTAACAGCAGAAAAGTTACGTTTAGAGGCAGATACTTTAAATATTCCAAAACAAGGTTCTCTGTTAGATAAACAAATATTAAAGACGGTGCAAGACACCGCACTTGTTGTATTACAAGGTGCTTTATCTGATAGTCAAAACACTAAAACACAAAAAGAAAGTTTATTGGTGGCAGCCCAAGCAGCTAAAATAGCTAAGGATGACGCATTAGTAACCCAACAAAAGCTTAACTTAGAGGAAGAGAAACTAAATCTAGCCGCACAACGTAGCCTACTTAATATACAGGTAACTAAAACTGGTTTAGAGGGTAATTTACTAACTGCTAAAAAGAATAGTGAAGTCAAACAGCTAGATATTATGACTGCACAGGTAGCCTTATATACAGCCCAAAAAGATGGGTTTGCTAGAGATGCAGAACAAAAATTAGCTAGACTAATGGTGCAAGCACATACAGTTAAATTATCAACAGATACAAATAATACTATACCTAGTAAATTAGATGATGGATCAATTAATGCAGTTATAGGACAAGCCAAAGTAGGTATTGGCTTACTAGCAGGAGCAACTAGTAGCTAACAATGAGGTAATATAATGGCAACAGAAACAATAGTAAACACAACCATTAATGAGGTGGTTGCAGAAGTGCCTAATATTAGAAAAGAGTTAGTAGTAGAAGCAATAATGACAAATAATGATGTGTCGGATGCTTTAGTAGAAGCCTCTATATCCAATATGGGTAGGAGGCTTCATTCATTATGGAAGTACGGTAATACTAATTACTACTACGGGTTACCCAATTCTAATCTAAGTAACACAACTACCTCAGATGGTAGGATAGCTATAATCTTACAAGATTTATACGGTAGTACCTTCACAAGTGTTATTGGTTCTAATTATAGAGTAATTGATAATGACTATATTATATGGAAATACCTACAGGATAACTATAGTTGGATTAAAGCAGATGGATTTTTATATAACGGAACAACTTTGCTAGGAAAATACCTACGGTATTCCTTGAATGCTAATGGTACAGCAACCATAGTCTATGACTCTCTGGATTCAAGTAACACAGAAGGTTCTATAGGTACTGGAGTATTACCTTTTGAACCTAATTCCCCTTCTAATAGATATATGTACAGGGTTAAATATAAAGATAATAATAATAGGACGAAATACTGGTACTACCTACCTGAGACACATACTTACCCTAACCTTGATATTTTAGATACTAACTTATATAGAAGTGAGTTCTACCCTATAATCCCCATACGAAAAGACAAAGTAAATTATAACACTACTATAAATACCCGTTCTAAATCTTTAAAAAAAGCTTTAAAAAAGATAGGGCTTAAATTAGATGCAATTACAGATAGTATTAATGATAACCCTGATATAAACTTAATAGATGACGCTTTTATAGTAATAGGTACTAGCCTATACTCTACAGATTCTTTGGTTAAAGTAGCTAATTTTTTCTCTTTAGAGGCTCTAGTTAGTGAAACATATTTTCATGATAGTATTGATGGTATGAGAACAGCTACCTATTATGAGGATGATTTACATATTCATATACAATTTAGAGACACTACTACTACTTATCATTCTGGTTCAATAGGAGTTGTGGGAGATGTAGTTAGAAGCTATACAACTGGAGTAGCGCAAGAAGATGATGGTAATGGTGGAACAAATGTAGTAGTGTACCCCATCATAATACTAAAACATCAGTACAGCAGTACTAACTATAAGGAACTACAAATACATGATTTAACTTTTACTAGTTTTGTGCGTATATCAGGTAATTGGGGAGCTTCTAATTTAAATGTTAGGAAATCTATACGCAAAGCTGATGCAAGTGAAGAGATAGGGTTTATGATACCTCTTAATAGGCATGTTATGGACTTTTTTAGTAAGAGTGAGCAGGAGCTTATTGGGTATAAATCAGTACTTACCATAGTCAACAGTATACAGAAAATACATTTACACTGGTATGAGACATTTGCTTTTACTTCTTTACTACAAATAATAGGTGTGGGGTTAATGGCATTTACAGCAGGTAAGTCATTGGCTTTAACAGGAGCAGCTAGTTCCCTAGCTAGTGCTATGGCTTTAGCAAGTATGACAGTAGAAGGGGTTATAGTACAGTACACCTTAGATTTTATTGCTAAGAACACTTCAGGAACTCTAAGAGACTTATTAACTCTAGGTACAATACTAATTAGTAGTCAATATGGAGGGGCTTTTAAAGGTATTGATGGAGCTAGTTTAGCAGACCAACTCATTAAAGGGGTAACTTTATTAACAAAGATAACCACAGCCAAGACAAGTATAGAATACTTGGATTTTGTTAATGAATATAAAGAATGGGAAGACTTATTATCAGAACGACAAGATGAATTAGATAAAGGGCTAGAAACCCTTAATACTACAAAATTACTAAGTAATCCAATGTATATGTTAAATAGCATAGTGGCTTACACAAGTAGAAGGGAGTCCCCAGAGGACTATTATAACAGAACAATACACACAGGTAATATAGGTACATTTAGTTTAAAAGATGTAGAAACATTTACAACTAAGAAGTTACGTTTACCAGATAATACAGGAGAATAAAATAATGGCTAATGGTTATAACTTCCCAATAGGGATAAATAGTGGGTTACCTAACATAGGGAATAGCTTACAGTATGGGGTTACTCCTCCAGTATCAGCACAAGTACCTCAAAATACTGTAGGGGCATATAAACCTATAGAATTTGGTCTTAATCAACAATCTATGTTAGGAGGAGCAAATAATATTGGTTGGCTCACAGGTGGAGCTAGTGTAGCAGGGAGTATGTTTAATGCTTGGAATGGTATACAACAATTGAACCAAGCTAAGAAGCAGTTTAGTTTTCAGAAGGATTATGCTAATAGGAACTTAGCTAACCAAGCAACCACTATTAACAATACTATTGAGGATAGACAACGTAGTAGATTGACCTCGTTAGAGCGTTCAGGTGCTAAGAACCCTTATGGTTCATTGGCTAACTACATGAGTAAGCACAGTGTTAATGGTAATTCAATAGGATAAGGAGAGGTATTATGCCAATTACGTGGAGAAATATAAATGCACCAAACTTTAGTGGTAGTAATCAGCTCATGCGTGATGCTGGCAGTTCTATTAATAAAGCAGTACAAGGTGTAGGGCAATTAGGAGCTATTAGCCGTAAACAAGCAGTAGACTCATTAGAGAGAGCTGCTAGAGATAAGACTAGAGCATTAACGGATGCTGGGTTAGTAATTAATAATAACCAAGCACAGCTTAATTTAGAGCAAGATCCTATTGCATTTGCAGCACAACAAGCACAAGCAAAAGCTAACTTACAGCACACAGGTTTAGGTAATCAAGCACTCCAGTTTGGAGTTGATACCCAACAACAAGCTTTTAATGCAAAGATGGCTCAAGCAAGTGCTAACTTACAGAGAACCAATCTAGGTAATGAAGGATTACAGTTTGGTATAGATACACAGCAACAAGCATTTGATAGTAGGATGCGTACAGCAGCATTAGCACAAGCAGGTGTAGGTATTAGTAATAGTTTAAACCACTTAAAATTACAGCAAGCCCCTGAGTTATTTGCTACTCAACAAGCTCAGAGAGCACAAGCTATACGCAATTTATCTTTAACAGGAGATGCTAAGGCATTTACTAATAGCAAACTAGAAGAGAAGTTTGCTTCTGATATGTTGACAGCTAGGCTAAATCAGCAAGGTAAAGCAACTGGTAATGCACAAGCACTAGCTAAGCTACAGAACACAGCTCGCGTACAAGATGACGCTCATGCTCAATCCCAAGCAACAGTAAGAAATGCTGGGTTGATGGGGGATGGTAGAGTTATAGACAATGCTAATAAACAAACAGTTTATGATGATAAACATACTACATCACAAGCTGTAACTACAGGTAAACAAATACAAAACAGCGTGGATTACTTACATGCTCAAAATACTTCTAATAAAATAGCTCAAGAAAACTATGGGGCTAATTTGGATAATTATGGTAAAGCTCAAATTAATGCTGGTAGGGGTATTAAAAATACAGCAGATGCTACTAAATTGACGAATTTACCTACTGAGTTGCAAAATAAAAATACTTCAGAACGCTTTAAAAATGTATTGCTAGGGGATGCTACACAGAATAATAAGTATAAACAGGGACAAGAGAACTTCCAAAGAAACATAAATATAGCTAAAGGTATAAAGGATTTACAACGTACACCCACAGTTAAAGCTGGTTCAGACCCTGCGAGGTATAAGAGATTTAATGAGATTATTAAAGCTGCTCAATTAGCTGGCAAGACTCCATCAGAAACTCTTAGTGTTATTAGACAGAATGCTGCTGACTCTAATGAAGCTGATAGATGGGGTAAGACCTACCTGAACCAAGAGAAAGGAGCTAAAGAATTAGCTAAAGTGGATTCCTCATTAAAGGGTAAGAATGGTAAAAGTGGTACTTCTTATAGTAAAGCTATTGATACCTACAGTAAATTATTAGATGAAAGACAGAAGAACTATGGTCTAGCTGGTGGTATATCTCAAGATACCCATGATGCTATTAAACTTAAGATGACTGATCTTAAGTTTACTAATATTATTAAAGTAGACGGTGCAGAGATACCTTTAAATGACAATATAAAAGGAATGTTGTACTCTGGACTCATTAAAAAGACTACAGATCAAAATTGGTTTGCTCAATTTAAGGATGATGGGCATAAAAAAGTAGGTAAGATGTTAGAATCTCTAACAAGAGACTTAATGAGTAGTAATCCTAAGATGTTCCTAGAGGTAGCCAAAAGGAATAATGAAGCTAAATTAAGAGCTACAGCTAAGAAGAAATCTGCTGGTAAAATAAACTTTAGATAAACAAAGGTATAAAAATATGACTGATCTATTATCCCCTAATGAATTTAATGGGCTTGATAACACACCTGATGAGCCTATGGTTCTATCAGCTCCTATCATTGGTTTAGGAGAACAGAAGAAAGCTAATTTAATAAATAAGTCTGTAGATAAACAGAATAGACTACAGCAAATTAGCCTAGCTAAGAATCCTGTACATGACGGAGATGGTGTAGGGGATTATAGATTGGCTTATGCTGAAGAAGTACTAAAAACTTTTGATGCTTACGAAACTACTAAAGATGCTAAGTGGTTATCTATTCCTCGTAACCAGATTAAAATGGCAGGACAAAGACAAACCCTTGCTACATTCTTAGGTGTACCTACAAGTGAGGTAACCAACGAAGATGTATTTAGGCAAGGAGAAATAGCTAAGAAAGCTCTTTATGACAAAATAGTTAGTGGGCAACTACCAGTACCTAAAGATTTTGTAGGGGCTAAAACTCCTACAATGGAGATTGATAACTCAAGACAAGATCCTTACTACAATAAGAGAACTTTAGCTGATCTTAGGCTACCTGATGGTAGTAGTCTTAATGATTTTATGAATAGACCTGAATATTCTGGTAACTACTATTCTCAATACAACATTGCTAAAACATTAGAAGACAGGACTAATAGGACTAAGTCTGATAATGGTAAAAGGTTATCTGATGATGCTATTGATACTTATAGTGGTGCAGCAGCTAATATAGGAGTTAAATACGTTGGAGCATCTGCTAAAGCAGTAGATAAAGTACTAGGAGCAGTAGCTTCAGTAGCCAATGTAAGTACTACTTCTGACGTTACTAAAGCAGATAGAGCTATGTTTAAGAGTATACAAGCAATAGATGCTAAAGTAGCCAAGGACACAGAAAAGGAAGCTTCTAGGAGAGCTTTCGCTAAGAAATTCACTAGGTTTGATGAAGAAGAGTATACTCAAAACCTGAAAGCTAAACGCTACTCTAAAGAGCAAAAAGCATTTATTAATGCTCCTAATGTTAGAGCAGGTAGTGCGTATACCTTGCTAAAAGCATCTGAGACAGTTGAAAGCACTTTCCAAGAGATGAAGAAGAGTAGCGATAAAGTTATCAGTGACTACACTAATACTTCCAAAGATAAGAAGTTAAATAGGCAGACTAAATTTAGAACAGATAAAGCTATTAAGGACTGGAGTAAAGGAGATCGTCTAAAAGCAGCAGGTGCGGTACTTTCTACTATAGGGAAAGGTATTGTTAATAACCCTCAAGCAGTGGCAGGAGTAGTAGCAGAGTCCCTACCTGAAATGTTAGCAATGGTGTATGCAGCTCCAGTAGCTTTCACTGCTATAGCTAATGATAGGTACAGAAAAGGTGTAGAAGACTTCAAGAAAAACCATAAAGGTGTTGATCCTAATGGACAAGAGATGGTTGTTATTGGAGCATATTCTACGGCAGCTACCTTGATTGATAAGGTAGGAGCAGAAGTTATTGCAGGTAAAGGGCTTAAGGGCTTATTTAAACCTTTAGAGTCTAAAGCATTATCAGAAGCTTTGGGGATACTGGCTAAAAAAACTAAGGTATCTAAAGGTACAATATTAAATAAGTTACTTACTAGTAAACCTGCTAAATTAGTGGGTGGTGTTGTAGTGGGGGGTGCTAGTGAATTCTTAGAGGAAGGTAGCACTAACGCACTAGAACAATTAAGCGGTATTCACCACACTAATAAGTCTATAGATAAAAGTAAAATGCTCCATGCAGCCACTGTTGGAGCTATGGCAGGTAGTGCTACTAAAGCAGCCTTCGATACTCCTAAGATAGTTAAAGGAGGTATAGGAAGCTTAGTATCTAAAGGAGAAGGAGGTTATGGCTCTTTTAATAAAGGACAAGCAGGTGACGCACATGGGGCTACTATAAACTTCAATAGAATGACAGTAGGAGAGATGCGTAGAAGGCAATCTCTACCAAGAGGGCATAATGACAGAATCTTTACAGTAGGTAAGTACCAGATTACCCCTGATACTATGAAGCTTGGTTTAAAAGCTATAGGAGCTAAGGATACTGACTATGTGACCAATGAGATGCAAGAGAATATCTTCAAGAATTACCTAATGAAAGATAGACGACCTGCTATTAGAGATTACATTATGGGTAAATCTACTAACTTGGAAGGAGCTAAGTTAGCTGGTGCTATGGAATGGGCAAGTATAGGAGTTAATGGTACTAAGGGCTATAAAGGAAGACGTATTAAGCAAGATGGTTCTTACTATAGTAATATGGGGAATAACGCGGCTTTCATCAGCCATAAAGAATTTGGAAACGCATTACAACAAACAAGAATTAAATACAACACAGCTATTAAAGCAGGTAAAAGTAAAGATGAAGCTTGGAATATAGCTTTAGATGAAGGGTTTACTCCTTCTATGAGTAATGATCATAAGACTGGTATAGCAGCTCTAAGGAATATGCGTACTGAGACTTACTCAAAAGAAAGACCTAACCAAACTATAAGGGAGAATATTACTACTCGTGTACAAGCTCAAAGTGAAGCTTTGGATGAACTAGGGACACTAAAAGGAGCTGAATATGATTCAGCCTATAATGTACTCACGCAGTCAATGGGAATTACAGAAGGCTTAAAGGATACTATGGCACAAGAAGGAGCTATAGACATCAATAAACAAGTAAATGAAGATGGTAACATTAATGAAGATGTATTGGTTTCAGATGTACTAGACATCGTAGGTAACTATGGTTCTACAGGTAATGTTACAGAGACTTTAGACTCTATAGATAAGAAAGAGCTTGCTCCTAAAACTAGAGAAGCTTTAGCTGCTGTAAATGTATATGAAGATTTAGTTACTAAAGTTAAAGCAAGTAACAGTAAAGTAGCTAAAGATTTACTATCAACTAATCGTAACAATGTAGATAAAAAAGGGTTACCTAAACATATTGCTGATATTACTGAAGCAGTGCAGTCAGGAAAAGACCCTGCTCCTTTATTCAAAGAGTTAGAGACACTAGTAGATAGTCATGAACTGAAAGTTAAACAGTTACAGGATGGTATAGCGGAGGCTAAGAGGCAAAATAAAACTATTACTATAGACTTCGGTACAGGCACATATAAAATACCTGTGTATAGAAAAACCAATGAAGTAAGGAATGCTCCTGAGCTACTAGAGAATAGTATCTTACCAGAAGCTCAACTAGCTAGAGCAGCTCTTGATATGGTTACTAAATTAACTGATGTTAATACTGGTACACCTCTTAAAACAAAGGATGAGATAGAGCAAACTACTTTAGAATTAGCTAAGACTAAAAATTTAAATGAGGGGGAACTTGGTTGGATAGAGGATTTCTTTAAGTCCTCTAATTACACTATTGAACGAGCTAGATCAGTCTATAAAAAACTCTTAAATAAAGAAAATAAAGTAGTTGAAAAAGACGTACAAGCAATCCAAGCTATTAAAGATAAGGTAACCCCTTTACTAAAAACCAAAAGTTTATCTGATTCTCAAGTAACTAATATAAAGTCTTTCCTTAAGAGAAAAGATGTTAGTTTACCTCAAGCAGAAAGATTCCTAACAAAAGTAGAGAAAGCTGTTCTAGTACATACAGATACAGTAAAGGGTGTAGTAAGTGGATTGGCTTCTAAATTAGAACCGACAAGTACTAAACCATTTGAGCTTAAAGTTACTGCTAAACCTGATGCTGTTAAAGCTCCTGTGAAGCTAAGTATGGCTACTCAGTATATTGGTATAGGTAATAAGTCTACAGGAAGCTACGCTAAGCAGCTTACTGACAATAAGGTTATGCCTGTTAATAGTGGAAAATACTCAAGTAAAGACACTGTATTTGTAAGTGTTAATGGCTCACCTAGTAGGGCAAATTACAAGGCTACACTGGCTCAAGTTACTACAGCATTAGAAGCAGGAGCTAAAATACTAACTGATTCTAAAGCGTACTTAGCTAAGTCTACTTATAATAAAGGAGAGCAAGCACTAGCCAATGATTTAGAAAAAGCAGGGTATATTTACTCAGATGTTACTAAGGATAATACTACTGTAGGGCAATGGGTTAAGCCTGTTGAAATTAAAAAGCCTACTAAAAGAGAAGAGTCTAATTTAGATAAATTAACCAAAAATTTTAACCCTAAGAGTACTTCACAATTAAAGAAACTACTATTCACTGACCTTAAAATTAAACCTATAGTAATGACTAAAGCGGGAAATCCCTCTACTAGCCTACCCGCTCTTAGAAAACTACAAAAAGCAGGATTAGAAGGAGATGCTAAGACATTCGTAGATAATTTAGTGCGTAGAGCAGAAGCTATATCTGCTAATAAAAAGCAACAAAAATTACATGATAAAAATTCTAAAAAAGTCATTGAAACTATTAATAAGAAGGGTACTTGGTATGAGAAAACTTTTGATGGTATAGAAGATGGTGTTGAAAACCTAATTAAGCACATAGAAAAAGAAGACATTACCTATACTGTTAAAGTAAATTCTGATGGTAGCAAAGAGTACACTTTCACTAAAGGGTATGTACCTAAAAAGAAGAAAAAGATAGTTAAGAAGGATGTGGATACTAAGCCTACAGTAGAGACACTCAGAGCCGATATAAGACGTGCTATATCTAAAGGCACACTATCTAAAAGCAAAGCTATTAAGAACGCACTAGCGGACTACACAAGCCCTACAATTGAAGAGTTACAAGGTTACTTAGCTAATCAAACCCCTAATAAAAGTAAAGACACAGAAGTTGTTACTGATCCAGATAATGCTATTGAACATTTATTGAAGGGTAATATAAACCCCACTATTAATAGTCAAGCTAATATTACAGAGGTAGCCTCATCTGTTAAAGATAGTAAATACACACAAAGTTTAAAACCAATATATAATATGGTTTCCCAAGCTAAGAAAACTTCAAGTAGTATTATTGGTAATTCTGTAAACTTCCTTACTTCAATCCAAACTAAAGAAGGTTTTAAAGAGGTAGTAGACACCTACGATTTAAACACAGAAGCAGAAGGACAATTAGAAGCATTAATACAAGACTGGTTAGTACCGTTCCATAAGGAATATACAGAGAATACATTAAGAAGTTGGTTTGGTAATGGTAAACAACATAGATCAGTATTAGGTAAAGCACCTGCTGATATGTTTAGAGATATTGATGGAGTAATGACTGAAAATGTTGTTACTGCTACCGCTATAGCTACAAGAGAGTGGTTAGCTACTAAATCTATGGATACTCTTATGAATGATGAAGGAGCTATTAACTCATTATTAGGTAAACCTAAAGATTCTGTATTACCTGATGGAGCTGAAAAGACTCTACAGGAGATAGGAACTCTATTACCTAATGCACAAGACTTCATAGGTAGGTCAGTACTCAAGCAACTTAACCTTAAGTTGAATGATGATATAGATGGTAACTTTGAAACTAGATTAATTACTAGCTTTGGTGAGTATGGTTTAGTTACCTTAAAGCACATGGGAGATGTAGAGTTTACTAGTGTAACCAGTGAGGTTATGCAAACACTTAACCCTGAGTTCCAAACAGATAATAAGGAAGCAGAGATTAACTTTGTTAGACTTAAAGCAGAACGTACAGATACAGGTAATGGTTTAGCTAGAGTAAATGAAGACTCTAAAGAGAGTATTGAAACTTACAAGGAACAAGAAGAACTTAATAAAGCTCTATTTGATCTTGAGAAAGTAGTTAAAGTAAACCCTACTGAAGTAGTAACAACTGCTCCTGATAAGATGAAGAAAACTTACGCTGATGTAGCTCCTTTACATAAGGAAGCTATTATTGAGAATCAGAAGGTGCAATATAAACCAAAGAAGAACATCTTTAAGTTCATGGCTCGGTTAGGTAAACTAGGTGTTATGCAGATAAATGGTTATGTGGATAATATAGAAGAGAGACATATAGAAGAGCGTAATGGTCTAAAAGGTAAGAATAGAGAAGCAGAAAAAGGTATAGATGCTATATTAGAATTTCATAAGCAGTTTCAAGATGCAGATGGTAACTTAGATTATGAAACCAAAATATCTATGGAATTGGAGTCATGGAGTAATGCTAGAAATGGTTTCATTAATAAACTAATTAATCCTCAGAATACTAAGCTTCATAGATTTGCATTTGATGCAACTGATTGGGATGCAACCATAGAGATGTCTAATGTGGAAGGTATTAATGCACATAAGAGAGCTATAGTTGAAGCATTAGGAGGTAAAATTTCTTCTACTGTAATAGAAGATTTCGATACAGGATATGTGGATGAGAAAGGTAATGTAAATAGTAAGTGGGCTGAAGCAGTAGCTATTATCAATAGTGGTGATGCTAAGTTTACTGATGCAGAGAGAAAGGTAGTACTTAAGGCTATTAGTGAAGAAGGTGGGGAGAAGTATCATTCTATGGATGGTTTAGTAGCTCTAGCAGAATACACACAAGCACTAACCAGTAAAGATAAAGTAACCAGTATAACTACTAACCTAGCAAGAGAGGTAGATGGTACTACTAATGGTGTTATTAATGCTCATTTACAGTTATTACCTCCATTAACAGAGTCAGTAAAGCATATACTTAGACGTGGTGGTTTATTCTTTAAAGGTGACCCTTGGAAGAATGCTCAAGAGTACCTTGAAAGTAAAGGAGCTTTAGACAACTATGAGAACATTGCTAAGAAGATGACTACACACTTTAAGTATGCAAAGGATAAGCTCTCAGATCAAGATAAAGCTAAGTTTGTTGTACTAGAGGAGTTGTTTGGGAAGTTAGTAATAGAGGAAACATTAGAGGGTATTAAGGTATTCACAGTATCTAAAGGTGCTAGAAATATGGCTAAGTACCCTTTAATGACTATTGTATATAGTGCTGGTAATGCTTCTATTAAAGAAGAAATAGTTAATAGCTTTAAACTAGATGTTTATAAGAAGTTAGCAGAAGCCAAAGCTAAAGGAGATAAAACAGGGGATTACACTGATTTATTGGTACTACAACAACAAGTAGGTATATTGATAGGTAAGAAAGGCTTTAAATTTAGTAACCAAGAGTTCCTTATTAAAAATAATAAGGTTACTAATAGTAAAGACCCTAACTACCCATTACATTGGGTATTTCCTAAAGGGGATTTTGACACAGCCAGTCTAATAGACAGAACTTATGGTACTGCTATGGTGGGAGCTGTAGATGAAGTATTAGGAGGCTTAAAAGCTAACAGTCAAGCAATAGTAGAAGCTGTTAGGTTATCTGCTGAAATATCTAAAATTATATATGAGAGGAGAGTAGTAGAGAAGACTCAGTTAAAAGGACATGAACTATCCAAGAAAGAAAAGGATGAGATTATGTATTTAATGCAACGTAATGGAGAACTTACTAGTGTGAAGAACCCTGCTAGTACTGGTTTTAATGATTCTACTCCTTTCGGAGAGCTAGAACGTGTACCTCTTGAGAATAAAGAAGATGGTTCAGTACAGACTAGATTCAATGCACCTATAACCAAGATAGCTACTACACTAGAGAATGGGGAGATAGTTACTAAGGAAAGTGACCCAGTTACAACTAATACAACTACTATTAAAGCACACAGTTTAAGTGGAGATATAGGCGTTAAAGGCTTTCTGACACAAAATATAGGGTTTGATGCCTATGTAAATTCCAGAGCTATGCTAAGAAGTAAGATGCTTCATGTATTCGATGCACAGATGATTAACTCTCAGGATGTAATGAAAGATACGAAGCCAGTTAATAGAGACTTCCTAGAAGTTAATAGAAATCATTCTATTATGAAAGAGACACAGAAGACTGTAGTAAGAGCTTTACAACAAGTACAGAAGTTTACCCCTAAAGAAAAACAAGCACTACAAGAAGCCTTATTTGGTGGAGAGAAAGCATTATTGACTAGAGGAACTACTAATGAAACTACAGGTAACAGTATTAGAGAACCACACACTAAAATATCTGATTGGTTTAAATTGTTTAATGAAACAGTTTATCAAGTAGAAAAGAATAGAGATCAGTTCTTTGATGAGGTTATCTCTTCAGAGCAATTTAGAGAGACTGGTACAGCCTATAAGGTAGATAACCCTTTAACTGCTAAAGTAACTCCAGATCAAGCTACTACTGAACGTATAGAGAATATGGAAAAACAACTACAAACCTTAAAGGATTTGAAGAGTAAAGAGAAGAAAGGCTTCCTTAAAGGGGTAGAAACTCAAATAAAGCACTATGAAGCTATAATTAAACGTAATAATAAGAAACTAAAAGCTGCTAGGCACTCTGATTTAAGAGTTAAACCGAAAGAAGCTATAGCAGAGGCTGAGTTACAGTTGATTGCTTTAAACTTTGCTAAAACTCCCCAGTATAAGGGAGAGGACACTATTAATAAGATAGAAGATCAGATAGAGCAAAGGAAGTGGATGAGGGATAATCCAGAAGAAGTTATACAAACGTATATTGATGACTTACTAAAGGAGGATTTCTTAAGTGAAGAGGTTATAAATGAAGAGAGAGAAGCCAAGAAAGAAGAGCGTAAGCTAGAGGCTAAGGATAAATCTAATGAAAGGATTATACAACGACTCTCTAAAACATTAGACGGTAAGTTACCTGAAAATACTCGTCATATTATAATAACGGATATGCTTAACAGTTTAGAATCAGATGATAATGTACATATACCTAATCAAGTAGAAGGTATCATAACAAGTAGTGGGGCTAATCTATTGAGCTACACTGATAGATTTGGTAATGAAATAACCTTTAGTGCTAGAACTGACTTACTTTATGTCAATAACGATATGGTTGATATGGATAAGCTAGGGGATGTATTCACCTTTACTGAAGCAGAGAAGAAAGCTATTGAGGAAGGTGATTTAGATAATGCTACTGAAGCTATCAAATATGGGATTTTGGTTAATAAGAACTACTACCCTAGAAACAGGCAGAAGGTTACAGAAGCTATAAGAGGAAGTTTTAATAGTACTTTTGAAAGTTTAATAAACGAAAAAGATTTTGAGAATGTATTAGAGCAGAGGGTCACTGCTGAAACTGTACAAGATGTGTACGATGAGCTAGGTAATAAAGATAAAACTAATATTGATGCTAGTCATAAAGAGAGGTTAGATAGTCTTATGGAAGACTTGATTACTCCTTTCTTGAAGAAAGTAGATCGTGTTAAAGTACAAATACAAAGTAAGACAAAGTATAACGAAGGACGTATTAATGGAAAGAATATCTTTATTAATATTGGTTCAAGTGTTACTAGTGCTATGCCTATACAAGAAGTATTCACTCATGAGATAGCACATGCTATATGGGATGTAGGTCTTAATGGTAATACCTTTGCTAGAAGAGAGTTAGTCAATCTATTTAAGGATGCACAGAAGCAATTAGAAGCTAAATACGGTAAGAATGCTTATGAAATATTCTTGGATAAAGATGCTAATGGTAACAATGTATTTGTTAATGAAAGAGCAGAGCGTAAGGTAGCTAAACAGACCTATGGGTATATCTTTGATAATAAGAGTACAGATACCTTAAGTGAGTTTGGTACATTTGCTCTAACTAATCAGAAGTTTATAGAAGCTCTAAAAACACTTAAGAAAAGTAAGAAGAAGCTCTCTACAGACAAGTCTTTCCTAGATAACTTAGTGACTATATTCTCTAAGATACTGGATTTCATTGCTAGTAAATTTTATGGAACTGATACATCTAAATCATTAGATCAAAGTGTATTAGCCTTAGCTGGTAAGGTAAATGAGATTAGTATTCATCATAGTGTAGGTATAATAGCTAAAGCTAAGCAGACTGTAGACTCAACCACTGGTAGATTACTAATACAGTACGTGGTACAACCACTTACAACTCTTAATAGTAAAGCACTTAAAACCTTAAGATTTAAGTCAAGTAAGTACAATATACCTCACAAGTTAGCAACTATAGCTACTGGTGGATTTAATATAGCTCTTAAATTAACTAATGAACCTACTAGAAAAGTAACTAGTGAAGTACTTGATAGAGCTGATATGCACAGAGATAACATCCTACGGAAGACTTATGTAGAGATGAGTAAACCAAGTAATAGTAGACGTTCATGGAATGCTATGTTGAGACAAGTTAAGAAATTATTGGATGGGCAAGCAGAGGCTACTACTAGTGAGGTAGCTACTTCAGTAGAACAAGGGTTTGATCCTGATAAGAGAATATCAGATAAAGATTGGATGAAGCTAAACAACGGTGTATTAAAGACTAGTTTACATAACCTAATCAATACTTATTCATTGGCTCAAATAGGGAGTTTAATGAGAAGTGAGCAATACCTCTCTAAGAAGATCAAGGAAACTGAGAGTAAGTTAAGAGCTTCTAAAGAATACAACTTTTATAGAGCACAAGCAGAAGGTCTAGGTAAGCTAATGGCTACTGGTAACAGTAACATAGAGATGCAATATAAGAATGTAGACACTATCGTTAAAGGACACCTTATAGAAGGCTTTGAGGTCGATTCTAAGGCTGAGTCTCTTATAGATGAGCTATCTACCCTCTATGCTATTAAGCACACTGACAGCGATGTTAAGGCTACTACAGCTCGATATATCAAACATGAAGGTACTAGGAAAGTAGAATACAATGGTATTGAAACTATGATGAGCTTACAACAAAACTTTGAACAAGAATCTTTAGATAGATTATTCCAAGGGAATAAGCTTAATACTATTAAAGGCTGGACTGTAGAAAATACTAACTCAGATATAGATATGCAATTTGTAACTGCTAATAAAATGAGAGAGATGGAGAACCAAGGATACATTAATCATGGTTTACTTGATAAGTCTAAACAGACTATACGTGATCCTAATAAAACTAAAGTATACTTAATGACTAGTAGGACTGCTGCTTTACAAAGATGGCAATCAGGTATTGTATCTACAGTAGCACAACATAGAAAAGGTAGCTCAATAGAGGATATATACCAGAGAATAGATGCTGAAAATGATGTATATGATCAGTATGCTATAAGTGCTCAAGTAGACTTAGATAAGATGCGTAAGCAAGGAATAAAGGTACTACAGAGACAAAGGGCTGGTAACTACAAGTATGAAGGAACTAATCCATTATCTCCTACTGTAACAGCGGATGGTATACATACATTCTCTTATCTTATGAATGAAGAGACTAAAGTAGAATTACTAGGTAAAGAAGACAAAGCCAATGTTGTATTAGGACAAATGTACGGAAGTATTATACGGAAGACTGAAGCAAAGAGTTTTAATAAAAAGGTAGTGATTAAAGCACATGATGAATTCATGGCTTCTTATCGAGGAAATGAGCATAAGTTTACAAAAATATCTATAGACTCCGACAATGCTAAGTATAAAGAGTATTTTGAAATGATGCCTTACGATATGAGACAAGACTTGAAACAGACTTGGGGTGGAGACTATATGTACATAAAGACCGATCTACTAGATATGGTTCTAGGGTTCAGGAAGTTTTCCTTTACTAACTGGTTAGATAGTAAGTTACCTCTGCATAAAGAGTTAAAAAGAACTATGTTGCTTACTGGTCAAATATGGCAAGCAGTAGTATCAAGAGCTAAAAGAAATGTTGTTATACTAACACCTGCTGTACTAGCAGCTAACGTAGTAAGTAATATGGTGCTATCAGTAGTGAAGGGAGTACCATTCACTTATGCTCTTAAGTACCAATCTTCAGGGGTAGCAGACATCATTAGTTATCAGGAGATGCTAACCAAGGTAAATAAGGCTAAGCGTCATTTAAAGGCTAATCCTAAGCAAAAGAATAGGAAAGCTTTAGAGACTAAGATACATCGGTTAGAAACAGAGTTAGCTAAGAGTCCAGTACATGATCTAATAGAGGAAGGCACTTTCCAGACTATAGTAGAGGATGTAACAGAGAAAGAAGATTCACTTACTAAAGCAGTAAGTAATGCTTTCCCTGAGACTGCTAAGAAGTTAAAAGGTGCTAGTGATGCTATACCTGATAAGATTAAAGACATCTACCATGTTGCAGTAATTAGTCCTAATACTAAGTTAGGTAAGATACTAACTAATGCTACTCAGTATAGTGACTTTGTAGCTCGGTATGCTATGTATAGATACCTTACTGAAGTGAAAAAAGTAGATAAGAAAACAGCTATAGAAGACATCATGGACACCTTCATAGACTACAATGAGAATACAAGTAAGGCTGCTCAGTATGTAAATGATATTGGTATACTAATGTACACCAAGTTCTTATTTAGAATACAACGAGTAATTCTACAAATATTCTCTAAGCACCCAGCTACAGCAATAGGGGTAGAAGTACTTCAACAAGCTCTAGGTAATTTACCTGATATTCCTGATGCATTCCTACCCTTCAAGATGAGCTTGAGTAGATTATCTAGTCCAGAAGGTTTAATAGATGATGCGTTCCAATTTAATATACTCAATTACTTGAGTTATTTAATTCCCCATTAAATTGTAAAAGGGTCTTTCTCTTCAGTCTCTTGTACTTCTTCAGGCTCTTCCTCATCATATGAGGTAGGGTCTATTGTAGTTTCCTCAAGAGATTCTTCAATAGTAGACTCTTCTGGATAAGCTATATTTTCCTTGTAGGGAGTTACTTCTAAAGTGGCAGATGTCCCATTGTTAGAACCACGACCTACTGTAATACTACAACTAGTTGGTGTTCCTTTAAGTCCTTGTGCCACAACATAGTCATATAAGGCTTGATTCATTTCTGCGAAATCTAAGATAATTTTCATATTGTCATTTTCCTGTAAAATTTTCATTTATTTGTATCTCTACTCTAGGGTTTTCTTTATCAACACCTCCAAAACAGAAAGTGCTTTCAGCAACCAAGAGATAATTATCATCTTTAATACATCCATAACTTACTAGTGCATCTTCAAAAAATTTTTGATGTACACAACATACGTTACCTATATCACCTAATCTTTTAGTTTTAGGAAACCAAGTATACTTAATACTTACAGGGGTGCTGTAGTGTTTATTATTAAGCTGAGGTTGTAATTCTTTTTTATATACACGCTTAGCTATATTTAACTTTTGGTAATGGGTATTACGATAGATATTTAAATTTAAAGTGTAAAAGTTAGGCTTTTTAATTCCTATATTAACCCTTAAAGGGGATATTATCATTTAGAATCCTCTACCTTACGGGCTAATTTTTTACGATTGTATTCTTTAGCTACTTCTACTAATCTACGAGTTTCACTAGGACTAGGGGCTAATGGGCTACGTGTTGTTTGTTTAGAAGCTTGCTTAAGGGTATTAGCAATAGGTTCAAAATAAATTTTCATATAATTATATACCCCTATTGCTAGGGGTATCCTCAATTAAAATAAAGGTTTAGTTGGAGTATTACTTGCAGGAGAAGAAGCAACCTGTGTTGTTGCTCCTTTTGCTTTATTAAGGGTATCCCCTTTATATTTCTCAAGCCAAGCATCCATAAAGGCTGGTTCTTCCCCTAATGCAATTTCACTTTGAGTACGCTTAGTGTCATAGTCAAAGACTTTTGAAACAATATTAGTTTCACGAGTTTCCCCACTAGGTACATAAACACCTTTATCATTTTTAACCTTTTTGTCCTCAATAACTTTACGAAAAGCAACATAAGCCTTTTTACCTACTAAAGACATCAACATTGGTACGGGGGTAGGTACTTTCTTTTTTAAGTCATAATTGTATAAATCAATAATTTTCTCAGTAGTTTTTAATTGGCTTAAATCTACTCCTAAAATTGTGTTACACAAAGCATTAGCACTATTTAACCCCATCATAGTGTATTCTTTACCATCACGGGTGTAAGTAGTATTACCTTGTCGATTAGTAACCCACTCTGTAATGTTTACAACATTACCTTTGTCAGTTGCATATTCAACATTAAAACCAAATGCCCCACCTTTAGAGGTACTCATATATGCTGTCTTAATTTCTACAGCATACACATCAGAATCAACTGCTCCAAAGGAAGTTCCTAAAAAATCCTTGTTAGTGTCTGTATCTGTTTTACTGCCTTTTAAATTACTTAAATCCATTATATTTCTCTTTTATTATTATTGTTGTTGGTATCTTGTGTATAAATAAATTACTATACCCAAGATTAGTATAGTAAATGTAGTATTAACCTCTTTCAAGGTTATATTGCAATTCCGCTTCTCTCTCTACTAATACAAGTAAACTCTTATGCAACCTATTAACGTAGTCTTCAGTAACCGTGTTGTCATTCACATGCTTTTGTAAGTGATCAACAAGTAGCTGAAAATCTGAATAAGTTTGTTTATTAAATCTACTTGCATACTTGGAGACAGGTACGTAATTCCTCTCAACTTTGCTCAAGTTCTAACTCCTCTCGAAAGTGCTTAGTAGCATGTTTCCATGCTGTGATGTAATGAAATGTAGCTTTGTTGATCTCTGCTGCATCAGCACCATGTACCTCTAACAAAGGTAGTACATATCCATCAAAATGTTCAATGGCTAGCGCGTTTACCTTAGATTCCACCTCTCGAAAGATACTAGGTACTTGAGGTAGTGATATATTATCCATATGAATCCTATGGTTTTTGATTAGAAAGAAGGTATTGAGGAGGTAGGAGTCGAACCTACACAGTCAAATTAAGACACCAGATTTACAGTCTGGATTGCTCACCTATGCAATGCTCCTCATTAGAAAGCCCCTCAAGTAATGAACTCTTTGGGGCTAAACGGTTTATTGGGGGTCGAACCCAAGTCTTGTAGTGCGGTACACTACCTATTTTACCTTTAAACTATAAACCTAATAGTGAGAACAACGTACTAAATGTATACCTCGTTCCAGTTGCTATGTCACTATTTATTAAGAGTACTCTATAAATACTCTTAATAAATAATACATAATTAGGTCAGGATGGTAGGAATCGAACCTACTACTGCTTCTTTCTATGGTTAGCAGGGTTGGAGTTGAACCAACGACACGGAAAGGGTCTTAGCCTTAACTGCTCTACCTCTGAGCTACCCGCTATAATGAAGTCCTCTACCATTGAGGTACATCCTGATTATACGGCTTATAAAACTTATCTTATATTAATTGATAAGAAACACACCGTTAGTTTTTTTAGTTAGGGTAACCACTCCCTACACCATGTCAAATTGTGCTTAGTGTATTCGGACTTGTACCGCTATATTATGCCTTCTACACTAAGTCTTAGTAAAAGGTACAGTTTTCTTTTTGCAAAATTAAATTATAGTATTTTTCATGAAAGCCCCAGAGGGGCTATATTAATTCTACTCTTTAGTATTAATCACTTCCCAATCTGAGGCTAATAAATCACTTTGGGATGGTAACCAAGGTACAATACGTCCGTCTGCTGTGCACATATCAATATGCGGTTGATATATTATCTCTGTACCCTCTGAAAATACCCTATTTAAAGGGGGGCGAGACACATTAAAAGTGCTCCCATTAACTAGGAATATAAACATATTTTTACCACTCCAACCTTTACGAGCTAATTTCAATCCTATTTTTACTTTATTTAATGCAATTGAAAAATTCATTTCCTATTTATCCTTTATCATTACCACAAAAATTACAAATATACCCTACTTTGACAGGATTTCCACAATCACTACAGGGGTTATAAAGTATTTCCTCCCCATCTACAATACCTTGCTTATACCAATAGTAGTCACCTTTTAAAGGGCGTTTTAACATAGTGGGGCGTTTACCTATAGGAGCACCTATAGGAATAAGCTTACAGCCTTCAGTGGAGTATTTAGAACCTACTTGTAAACCAAGTAAATTTCCTTTCTCCCCAGATGTAGTAAGAACCCTGCTAATATAAGTTAAAATGATAGTAGGTTTAAAGGTATTTAACTTATGGAGTGTTCCTACATAAGTGGTGGTGTAACATTTGTTAGTAATCGTAACACCATAGGTATTACCTATAATGAGCTTATTACCCATAGCATCTATACCCATAACTTACTCCTTTTTTTTTTTTAGTTATAAAATTTATGTAGTTTATCAAAAATAGTCTGTACATTATTATCAATATATAACTCATTACGTTCCCATAATCCTCTAGGACTCCTCATAGGGTGGTTTTTACTAGTTTCTGTGATACGAGTTTGGAAGACATACTTAACCCCATCTTCTTTTTCTTCCTCGGTAATGTGTAAGTAGTCATTTTCAATACCTTCTAAGTCATCCATATTAACTCTTACAGCTCTTACAATAACACTAAAGTCAGCATTAACTCCTGTTTTACCTACTGCACCTTTAACAGGTATAGTAGTTTCATACTCCATAGTTTTTTCATTAAACACATCAGCTTCATGAGCCATGACTACGTAATCTTTAGTACCTGCTTTAATAGCATTTATATAAGCAATGTAGAATTGGGCATACTGCCCCCAAGCTCTTTGAGTATCCGCTGAGGTAACAACATATTGATTTTCATAAGCTCTCATAAGGAAAGTTAAAGTATCTAAAGCAGCTCCTGTTACTGTAGCATCTGCCTCTATTTGAGCAATAGCATCAATAACTACTCTAGGGTCTGTTAATTTAATTTCTTTATACTTATGTTTGAAAGGTAAAGTTTTAGCATCTGTATTAATTACTACTTTAGTTTCATGGTCACTCCAGAATTCTAATCCTGTAGTTTTACCACTATTAGATTGTCCTGTAATTAGGATAATATTATTATTTATATTACTCATTATTGTTATTATTCTCTATTATTATTAGATAGCACCCCTCTATATAGAGGGGTACATATTATTTAACCATTGCTTTAGCTACGGTTATCATTACGGTGCTAAGTACTTCTGTTTCGCTTAAAGATTTAGAGAACTTAGCATTAAGATTCAATATCTTAGTTTGTATAACATCTAATGGAAATTTAGCATCCACTAGCATTAAACCATACTTAATAAGCTGATTATTTCTACCTTCATCTACGTTAGAAACAAACCATCTTTCTAAGTTTGTTAAATCGCTTGTTTCTGTAATTTTTCTTTTAAGTGACTCTGCTTTATCTGTTTTAGGTAAAAATAGTAAAGCATCTAACATAGTAGCTTCATTATACTGATACATACCTTTATGAGTCAGCCATTTTCTAGCTCTTTGGTTGGTTTGTTTGTCAACATCAAAAGGAAGCCAACTATAAATATTATTCATGAATTGTTTATAAATATCGGCTTCTAGGTGTAAGTGATGGGATATAGGTAATACAATACGGTATCTATGCTCCTGCTCTGTATGCCGCTTAGTAGTGTATAGTAAGTATGTAAAGTCCTTCATTAGTAACCTAGCTGTAGGAATATCTACACTTTTTTCAACGTCTAGCACTACACAGTTGAACCCAACACCTTTAAGACAATTATCTTCATTGCGGTAATTACCTTGTAAATGGTGATTTACCCAATGATGGGTAGGAGATTGCATTAGTTTATGGAGTTCATTAAATGGTACAAATTGCCCTAAGTAATCTTCTGCTACTTTAGTACTATAGCTTATAACAATTTTATTTAAATTTGTTTTTCTTAGGGTTTCACCTTTAATAAATTCTATACCATCTTGCTCTTTACGATATATAGTAATGTTATTTCTATAACCCCACGCAGTAGCTAACTTGAGCATAGTCTGTTTAGCGGACTCTGTACCTTTATAGTAAGGTAGAACACTAACTAAATCTGCTTGTGTACAATCTTTCTTAACTTCAGCTAAATACTTGGCTAGTCTAATATAAGGAGGATCACGTTTAATAATTTCTTTAAAAGCTTCTCCTGATTCTTCTACTAGAGTGATAGCTGCATTTAAATGATGTTTACTAACTTCAGGTTTGTTATCAATAAAAGCATAAGCTCCCATTAATTTATACACTTTCATGTATCGGTGCATAATTTCAGCTTTTTCCACTTTATCATATTCTGATAATTCCGCAGCTTTACGTTCACAATATAAACGATACTCAATAAGTAAAATAGTAATATCTTCTGTAACTTCTATAGTTCTACCTAAATTAGAAATATCTGCTAGTAAAGCTAAATCATTAGCCATTTGAGTAGTTAAGGCTTGGTTTTTATCAGAGGTTAAAGCTTTATATATCTCTTTAGCTGTTTTATTAGAAGGTTTTTTACCAGATGGGTTATACCCAAATAAAGAACGTCTGCTGTAACCTGTTTCTAACATCCCTTTAAATTCTTCTTCTATAGCTCCTCCATTAAGTAAAACAGAGGGTGTACCATACAAAAGCATATTACTAGGAGTTTGCCCTATTATCTCAGTACTCCTAGGTTGATCCTTAGTATGTTTAATAAGCTTTGTTTTTATGTAACCACTATCATAGGTTTCTAATAAAGCTGTGAATAGCTCACTATTAGAGCTTATATTACGAGCTATTTCATCCATCTCTAAACTAAGTGCACCTATACCTGTATTTAGTAGTAGTTGTCGCAGTTGCTTAAAAGCTGGGCTTGTACCACTATCAAAGCTAAATAACATAGAACCAAGAGATTGAATTTCTTTGCGAGCTACTTCTTGCTCCTCTTCTTCTGGGTTACCTGTTTTAAGGGATTGTTCCATACCCATACGTACTACAGCTTTATCCACCATTGCTGGCATAGTTTGAGTAACAAATATTTGTCTAAATAAGTGAAAAATACTGTGTTCTAAAATAGAATTACTATACGATTTACCTGCTCCTGAATTAGCTAAATTAATAACGTATAGATTAATAGGGAGTTTCCCTATTGCTTTAGAATGGATATTAGCTCGCATATTAGAAGCTACTTTTCCAAAAAAGTAAGCAACAAGCAACCTATAAAATTGTTTATCATCATTTTGTATACGTCTGGATAGTAAATCTACAAGTTCTTCGCTTTTATTAAATCTAACTTTTTCTTTTAAATAAGTCATACTTTACCTTCTTTGTGTAATTGTTTGTATTGTTTACATATAGGTCTACCTCTACAGTAAGCACATGCTCTAGCTTTGCCCCTATCTGTCACCCAAACCCCTTTGGGGGCTACTTTAGCTTTATGTATAGCAGCTTCTTTTTGACAAGTGAATGTACGTGTACTCCTACCTGTAGTTTTACTTGGGTTAGCATAGTATTTATATTTTGGCTTATCCATCCATAATTGCTGGGGTGTACAAGGAGTAATATCACTTTGTTTTAAAGCAGATTGCTTTTGTAAATCCTTTATACGTTGAACCAAAAATTTCTCTGTTTGCACAGTATCAAATAAAGGGATTAATACACTAAAAGGATTAGTTGAAACACGTGCTTTAGCTTGTAAGTTGTAATCTCGTATAAAAAAGTTAATCCGCATATAAGGATCAAATATTTTTGTAGGATTTAACCATTTGTATATACTACCTTGCATAGCGTATTCCCATGCTGTAGGAGTATACTCTTCTGTTAAAGGAACATATTTAGCTAAATCATCTAAGGTTTTAATAACTTTAAAAGCACTAGTTTTCTTATAATCTTCTACTTGTCCATCAAAGATAATATCATATTTTCCTGTAATTATATGTCCTTCTAATTCTCTTTCCTCCCTGTTTTCCATATAGATTGGGATTTGCCCATTAACAACTTGCGTAGGATTAACTACAATACGGTCTATGAAATTAGAATCATATCCTAATTTAGTTAATGCTCTATACCGTAAAGTAGCATCTCCCCATACTGCTTCAATAGCATCATGTAATGCAGTACCATCTCTACTAGCTAAGACATCTGTAACATCTAAGTCTTCTACAATACCCTCTTTAGCTGCTCTATACCCCATAATGGTTTTTTTAACAGGACGTAGGATGCTAGTAGCAGAGATAACTTTATCTCTACTATCATAATCATACTGGTCACTAGCTAAGAATACAGCTACGGATAAAGGTAGTTTATTTATATTTAACATATTCTCTCTATTTTATTATATTATTGTTTATGTAATTTGGAGTGTCTAAAACTTCGATAGGTAATTTTACATTTATAAAAGTATTATCACTAACAGTATTGTTTTTAGCGTAGTCAGCTCCTTTATACCCTATAACCATACGGTTTTGTCTTGCGGCTATAGATACTCCATTTACCCCATTTTTAAAGGTGTTATGTGTAATAAGATTATCATCACAAGTAGTTCGCGTTAAAGAATTTTCTCCATAATTTGTGTATAGAGATATACCTCTACTAGCATTAGCTATAAATGTATTATCTGATATTAAATTATTACTAGTAGAATCCATAGCTATACCTTCTTTTGGCTCTCTTGGTGCGTAGCCATTAGCTTCAAAAGTATTTTGCATAATGATAGCTCCATAAGAATTATGATCTAAGTAAACTCCCATATACCCTGAGCCAATAATAGTAGATCGAGTTAATATGAATCTATTCACATAAGCTTTTACATATATACCTGCTTCTAAAGAATTAGTAATAGTTAATCTATCCACAATAGGCTCGTAAGAGCTTAATTGTATATACATTTTAGCTATACGAGTTGCTTGTTCTTTAGTTACTTTATATATTTTCTTATTGTACACACTAGAGTCTAATTCATTATCTACAGATATACCGTTGTAGTAACCTGATATAGTACCATTACTAACTGTAGCTGTTCCATGTAATACTACAGCTACATGCCCAATGCCTTTAGTAGTTTCCCCATATAAGGTAAAATTATTAAGGTTTAAGTGGGTATTATACACATGGTATGTAACACCATATTTATCCTCTGTTAATGTAGTTGGTTCGTATATATCAATATTATTATACAATCGCATAGGGTAATCCCCTATACAACCATGTAACCCAATTAATACAAGTAATGCTAAAAAGTAATTATATAATTTATTCATAAATATCCTCTGCTTCTGTTATAAGTCCCTTAATATAGTCTAAATGTTTAATTTCAAACCACTCTTGTTTTAAAGTAGTAGGGGATATACTATCATAAATAGTAACTTTAATAGCTTCCTCTACTTTTTTACAGTCAACAAATTCCCTACTAATAAAATGTAATTTAGTAGTAGGGAACGGTTTATCAGTATTATACATTGCGATACGTTTTTTCATATCTTTAGTCTTTCCCATTTTAACGTAATCAGGGAAAACGGAATCAAGTACTATATATATAAACCCCCTTTCATCGAGTACTCGTTTCATAGGGGGTACAACATATAAGGATAAGTCAGCATACTGTTTAAGTTTGAGGTTAGTCTTCCTCTCCTTCTTCACTATTTTGCTCCTTCTTATACTCATCATATATGTTGGGTTCTAACTCATAAGCTAAACTAGTGTCACCTTTAATAATTCTAGCAACTTTCTTACTCCAACTAATATTATTAGGACTTGCTTCATGTAGCACCCCTAGCATAGATTCTAAACTCTCTTGTAGCTCCAATTCATCATTGTGTACATAGCAACGAATAGACCCACTATGTTGCCCAAAGGAGAATTCATAAGCATGAGAATACTCATGTAATTTATGTGAATTCTTACCAATGAATAATTCATGGGGTACACCTTTAATTTTTACAGTATGTTTTAAGCTCATTGAGAAGTCTTTAACAGATTTCCAGTTGAAAGCATAAGTGCTTCTATTAGGGATAAATGTGCGTTGTAATAAAGCTATAAACTCACACATATCTCCATGTGAAACCTCAAGCATTGGGATTTTACTAAAACTTAATTCTAAATCATAAATCATGGTTTAATCCTTCATACCTTCATTATTGAGTAATTTAACTATAACACCTACTGGGGTGTTACTCCGTACTTGTTGATCAATCGCTCCACCAGTAAGACTGACAGTACCCACATACACATCTTTACCACCGTCCCCTGATTTCTTTTTGATAGATACGTGTTTAGCTTTATCAGCTAAACTAATAAAATCCTTTGATTTTTTCATATATTTTCCTCATTAATATTTTTCATAATAACTTTAATAGTTATATTGTTATACTCTAATTTCATTTAACTACACTTTAAGTTGTAGTTCCAATTTACGTTTGTCAGCTAAAATATTCAGGTATCTATAAGTAGAGTACATACAATATTTAGTAGCTATATAAGGAAACCCATCTTCTTTGGCTTTCTTATAAGCTGCCATGACATCAGGGTATTTATTACAAATACTTTTTGCTGTTAATTGTATATCCACTATATTAACCCTTAGTTGGTTTTTTATCTGAAGGTATAGGTGCTTCTGGATGTTGCTTAGGAGGTCGTTGTTCATCAGGGATAGAAGTAGATGTTTCTGTTTGATGTACTGTATTCATTGTTTTATCCTTTAATTTCTAAAGTCCAAGGGTCTACGTCTGGGTTACTCCAATCCAACCCCCCTGATTGATACTCTGTTACTTTAGCTTCAAAGAAATTTTTTTCTTTCTTACTTAAAAGCATTTCATGTATCCATGTAGGGGACTTTGGAGCTTCAGGAAGTATTAAATGTTTCTCTGATAGTCCACAGTAACGCATAGCATTACGCGCTCTTAAGGAAGCATACTGCATGTGTTCCAAAGGGTTATAACCCATAGTACTTCCTTCACTATAAATGAAGTTAATATAATCATATTCTAAACGTAAAGCTTCATTAAGAATTTTACTAAAATGTTTAGTTATAAGGTCTTTTTTTAAGTTTTCCTCTTTAATAATATTTTTAATGGTTTCCATACCAAACTTAATGTGTAGGTCTTCATCTCTTGCTATATACTGTAATACCTCAGTAACACGTTTCACTTTATTATTTCGAGCCAATGCAAATATAGGGTTGAAACCTGTCATAAAGAATACAGACTCTAGCACTGCTGCTACAGTAAAGTACTGTCCTAGAAAGGTTTGAGATTTTAAGCTATCTGTCATGAAGTCAATCTTAGCTTTTATTTCTGGTACTTGTTCCCATCTACTCCATAACCATTCTTCATCCAAACCAATATGAGTAGCGCAATTACCTGTTATTGACACTTTATTATCTGCCTTAACCACAAAAAACCCAGTGGGTACTGTTAGACAGTGTACTTGTTGTTTAAAAACCTTTTTGGTAGTTTTAACTACAGTACCTTTAGCAGTGTCAGCATTTACGAAAGTTATTCTATAAGAATCTTTACGTGTACCTTTACCAATTTGAACATTTCTACTTACTCTCTTACCCGCCAGTACCCCTATAGTTAAAGCTATATCAGCGTTAGTACTATTTGTAGAGCAATACACAAATGATGGTCTTCCGTCTACCCTAATATGAGAATCCCAGTGCTGTAGTTCATCCATAAAATCAGTGTAGTATTGTGTAGATTGATTATATTCTACCCAGTCTGAGAAGCTTTTCGTAGCTACCACTCCTTTTGGGACACTTACCCTAAATATAGTGCAGTTTTTTTGATTAGGAATGTTTTGTCTAGTTGTAGGTGAAGTAGTAACTGTGTACCCTAGTGATGCACACAAAGTTAATAACCTTTTAATTTTGCGTTGTTTTGAGAGTGTAAAGTGCCATTTATTGTAATATACTGTACCATCTGCTTGTAGTGCTATTAGTAGACGTTGGTGGTTTGTTAAGCCTACTCCTACACTCTGTAAAGGGGCTTGGTTTAATAAAGTAAAGTTTACTTTAGAGTTTACTGGAAACTCTTTAGCTAATTTTACTTTTTTCTTCCTACTTCTTGCACCAATACAAAGCATTCTATGATCATCCGTAGTCACTTGTTTAAAGTATCTGCCCTCAAAGTAATTTAAATCCCCTGTGTATAGGTAGTTATGTACCTTTGATGGTGTATGAAAGCTACTTGATGAAGTGTCAGGATCATAACAAAGTACTTTATCAGTAGTAGTTATATCTCCTATAACTTTCCAACCATGTTCAGTTAGAACCTCATGATCAGGCGTTAAGCAGTATAAGTAGCTATCACTATGGTAAGCTTCTTGGTAAATCTGTGCAGCTATCCCTAATTGGTGTTCTGGACTGGTAATTTTGGTAGACAATTCATTAAGAATATTACCTGCTAACTTATCCATAGTACTTAGCGTAGCAAACACATGAGTAAATACATGCCGTTCAGCATCATTCAAACCATACTTAAATGAATTAATATCTTCCCCTACGGCTATTTCTTGGGGTATCCAGAAATTTTTACCTGTATTTAGAAAGAATTCATAAGCATACTTATACTTAATAGGAGCTAGATTAAGAGCATCCTTACCATTAATTACACGCTTCATAAAAGTCTCCATTTAGCTTATTTAAATCTATCGGCATCTTATTTACCTACTAATTTACTTAATTGTTTTTCTAACCCCTTTAGAGTGTTTATGCGTTTTGCTTTTTCGCTTTGTAAAGTTTTTAATTGTTTTTCCATTTGAAGTAAATCCGCTTTACCTTCTACTTGTTTAATTTGTAGTAAGCGGGTGTCTAAATCTTTGATAAACTCATCAATAGTGAATCCATTATGGTAATTACTATTTACTAGGTCATACTCTACAAGTGTTTGTTTAGTTAAACGAAGTAATGTGAGTACTTCAGAAGCAATAGCTGGGGATAATGTTTGTATTTTGTAGGTTGTACCTAAATATAATAAACTACCAGTAGTAATATAACGGAAACGTTTATTATAGAGTAATTTGTATTTTTTAATTTGATGCAATTTAACAGCAATTGTTTTATCAATATCTTTAGCTTTCATATTAAATGTCCTCGTGTAAGCCTTTTACTTGTGTGTAAAAATTAGTGGCTAAGTTAGTATCTTTTTGTGTTTTAGGGACTCCATAAAATAAAACAGAATAGTTTATATCAATAGGCTCTTCTTCAGAGAAGTATTGATTACCTACTATAATTTTACTTGGTTTGCCTTTACGGAATAGTTCTGCATTTGTTAAAGCAAGAGCATCTTCTGTGTTAGCTACTTGAGTTTCTACTCTATTATGAGATAAGTAAGAACAAGCGTCCTTATCTAAATAATGTACTGTAACGGTGAAGTATCCTTGTACTAATAAGTCTTTAGGTCGAGTAAACTTTTGTATTGCTTTAACAACGCCTTTACGAATAATAGCTGCTTGTACTTCAATTTCTTCTTCTGTAAGAAATACTCTAGTACGGGTTTTTTTGCAGTAAGCCCAAGAATCACGATGAAAGGTAGCTTCTAATTTCTTAAAATCAGGGTTAGTTACTTCTACCACAGGTTTAAATACTTTACGAGTTAATGCAGCCCATCCTTCAACTTGGAGGTACTTTGAACCTTCCCCCCAAGTATATGTGCCCATACGTGCAAATGTATGATGAGTTTTCGCAGTGTACGTTGTAGGGTACTTGCCCATGTAGGTGTAGTCTTTACCTTTACCATGTAACTCATATACGTTACCCACAATTAGTTTTGAGGGAGTAGTAAACTGGTCTAAGGATTCTTTTGGGGTACTTTTTACTACAATAGAATCTTTATATATAGGAGATGTAATAGGTATTAACCATAAATCTCTACCTTCCATACCATATACAAATTCTCCTTCTAATCCTTTACCTTTTAGGCAATCTGCATAATCCAAGATATAAAGTAAATTTTCAATGGTGAGTTCCACCTCGAATCCACGAGGGTCATGTACTCTTGCATAAGTTGAACGCTTATTCCAATGCGTTGTGTAATCCCCTGCTTTTTTATTAAGTACAAACCCTTCTAAAGGTGTATTGTCATAAATATCTGAACCTAATTTTTTATCCCTCCATTTTTCCCATGAAGGTTCTTTCATACGTTTGCCACGAGGGTTAATCCAAGTAACATAGGCTAGTTTGCCTGAATAGGTATCTCTACGAGTGTTATAACCTGCTTCTATTTTTTCTGGTATATTCATATAAATCCTTCCCTACTAAATAACTTAGTAGGGGGGTAATAATTAAAATGTTGTATGTAATTCTAAGTATGGTCTTTCAGCATAGTTTAACTCTTCATGTAATCTATGATACACATCATCTTTTACAGAAACTGTATCAATAGGAGGAGTAGATAATAATTTATTATTAGGATGTTCATAGAAATGTTGGTATAAATTAACAAATGTGCGAACACGTTCATCTTTATTCTGTAAATTAGCTACATTATGATGGATAAATTTACTTACTAGCGCAGCATTTTTTGTAGCTCTAAACTTTGTTACATCATTAAATAATAAGAAATCTATTTTAAAGCCTGTAGATGCTTCTAAATCGTAGCAATGGTATTGATAAATACCACTATGTCTATCTAGGTCGAATGAAGGGCTATCTGTTAATGTGTTTCGAGTATTTATTACTCTTAAAGGAAGTAAATTTTCAATGTCAGCTACTTCACTTTGTAGCATAATGTAGTCTAAATCAGAATCTTCTGTAGAAGCTTCCAGTGCTTCCGAACCAATAAGTATTGCTTTGCTTTTCTCTAAAAGTTTTTTAATATCACTTTTTGTCATGGGTATTATCCTTCTTTATAATAGGTACACCTCTATCCCATACGAGGTTATGTAGTTGTTGCATTATAATGGTACTTTTCTTGTGCCATTCAGTAGGAGTGCTTATGTACGCTTGTTTATTATAGCTTTGAAAGCACCATATTAACTCCGAAGGAGTCATTTTAGTTAGTAGTACCCCTATATCTTCTGGAGGTACATTAACTACAGCTTTTTTTACTAATACTTTCATAAGTTTGGTCGCTTGTAATTTATACATTTAAGAAGCTTACCTTTTGGAGCTACTTTAGTATTAGTAGCTGCAAAGCAAGCGTATAGATTTTCATCAATACAACGAGTGTCAACTTTTACACCTAAAGCTTCATATTTGCTGATAGTGGAATTTACTTCATTAGTTTTACAAAATTTACTCATATTGGATGTAACAATTTCATGTAAATCAGCGATAAAAGAGTGATTAGGTAGTTTGCTTAAATAGTACGTTTGGATAGCGTCTAGTACGTCATCTATATCAACTATATCTAATCTAGTAGGGGTATCTTCTACTACAAGGAGTTCCCCTACAATGTAAGATGCTTGCCCTAATACATTAGTCATTAAGCGTTTATAGTTTACTGAAGTACTCCCTGAATAATTTAAGGTGCTTGTAGGAGTATTTATAACAATACAAGCAGCTAAAGATAATACTGCTATATCACATAACCCGTCACGTATTTCTGTAGTATCCTCTGCTATAAATGCTTCTATAGTTTCGTTAATTTCACTTAATAGCATAGAGCCGAGCAGCTTACTATTTATATTACTATTAAATAATCGTTGGAATCTATTAGATTCTGCATAGACTTTATTAATATTAGTCATCACAACGTACCATATAAGCGGTGTAAGTGGGGTTATTTTCTACTGGTAAAGCCTTAATAAAAGCAGTATGCCCATAAGGTAGGTCTACTACTAAGTCAAGATGAGATACATTGCCCACCACAGCTTTATATTTAATGTCATATGCAATCCATGTTGGATAAGAATCTTGCAGATCATCTGCAATCGCATCATGTTCTGTATCAAACAAGTTTCCACAGGATGCAAATATAGGAGTTGTAGCTAGTAATAATGTAGTCAGTGTAGTCGTTAATAATGTTTTCATTTTAATTGTAGGTAGGGGTTACCCCCTAACCTTCCTATAAATTAATCTAAACCAAGTTCTTTACGGATTTCTTCTTCACTTAGCTCTTCAATTTTGCCTTCTTGTATAGCTACTAAACGTTCTTGTAACTTTTGTTTTCTATGCAATGTAGCAGTACGTTGTATGTTAGCTTCTACAGCTTTCTTTTCTTTCTCCTGTCGATACTCTACAATATCTTGCACAAGCTCTAATTTAAGCTCTGCTTTAGATTTAGTAGGCTTCTTAGTGGAAAAGCTAATAGTTGAAGGATTATGTATGTCTTTAGCCAACAAATTAGCTGTGTACTCTAAGGTAAAGTTATCTACAGGAGCTGAGCCTGTTTTTCTATATTTACTATCACGTACAATAGGCATAGAAAAAAGTACACGAAGAGGTACATTACCTTTTGAAGTAGGGAACTGAGTATTTTTTAATAAAGCTTCTCTATATTTATTAAGCATTCTGAATGCCTCCAAATTTAATTATATAAGTGCGGGATAAATCCCCTTTTGTTTTAACAGTAATAGTATTATCTACAGTAGAAGAGAATCCAACTCCTGCTAATTGGTTGTCCGAGTATTCACACATGGTTTTATTAGCTAGTAACTCCAAGGACTTTCTAGCAGTACGCAAAGTATCCACCAAAAACTCATTATATATACCACGAACAGGATCAGGGTTTCTACACCCTTCTAACATGAATAGGTAATGTTTATTACCTTTGTCAAATCCCCAATAATTAGGGGATAAAGTAGCCATAGTAACTGGAATAAATGTATTGGTTTTTAAACCCCATATTTCTTTAGCTACAGCATCACTAGTAAATCGCTTATCTAACTTAACAATTCTAATAGTGTCTTTCTTTTTATTATACTTTAAAGTGAAAGCATCCACTCGTGTAGTAAGATTTAGTGGGTAAGTATAATTGGTTATTTCACCTTTAAACTCAACTTGAATAGTAAAAGAATTACCTCCTTCTCTAATACTGTAATTATTAACGTGAATAGGGTAATCCCCAGTGGCTAATTGATTCTTAGACCAACGTAAGTTTTCTACAGGATCAGTTACAATATGATTGAAATTAGCATCTATATCTAATACACCTTGTTTAGAGCTAAACCCAATATGCCCCATATTAGGGGTATTTACTGATATATCTAAATCAGAACGAGTTTCCCATGCTAAGGATACACGTAAATGAGCATTTACATCACCACCTCGTTTCTCAACTAAGTCTTTAATAGGGTTAGCATCAGCAGTATTATTTATATAACTAATAGCAAAAGGGTTATCCCATTTGAATATGTTTTTACTATCAGGATTACTATTTTTAGTAATATTTACTAAGTTATTTGTAATATCATTAGTTAGTAATAACTCCATTGTGTCTATATTAGGTAATACTTCATTAAAGAACTCCTCAATACCAATGTGTAGTGCCCCTTTAGTAGAAGTTTTGTGGGTTACTACACTCTTTAATACATCCATTAAAGGATTAGTGTCTTTAAAAGTATCAATATGAGTTTGAGAACCAAAGTAAATATCTTTAAGGCTCATATCTTGTAGGCTTGCATGTTGTCTACCTAAAGAATGAGTTAAACCTAAATTATCAATTAGTTTAATATGCTTTTCCAACATAGATTGGGTTATTGCGATATTTTTAGGACGTTGATAGTTATCAGGAGCTACCATGTCTAAATATTTATAGATGGCTTTTTGTTTATCTACTCCTTGAGTGATATTCTCAATTAATTTACCAATAGGGGAATTACGTAACCCACGTAGTTTATTGGCTTTACCTGCCCAAATATAAGTATTTTTTAATTCTAAAGGTACTGAATCATAGAGTTGTTTGTTGAGAATAAATTCTTTTACTAAAGGTTTAAACTCTTCCCCTCTATAGAGTGGTTGAGTAGGATCTTGAATTAACTCTAATATGTACTCAGCAACATCTATGGAGAATTCTGTAAGCACACGTTTAATAACTTGTACAGAACTAGCAGCTTCTGCTTGTTTGGTGCTAATTTCCTGTGAAATATATCTTGATTTAACTACACCATAAAAGTGATGCCATTTAATAGCAGTAGGTAATGGGGTTTGTTCAAACCCAAAAGTAGTTTGAATATTACTTTTTTCCCCTACTTTATTAGTGTTTAATAAAAAGACACCTTTAATAGCTTTAGTTTTTATAAATTCATCTAAACCTTTGGCTACTACATCATAAGGGTAAGGTAAATCCAAATCCCCCCATATAGTAGTAATAGATAAATCATCACTAATAGCTACAACATTACCCACATCCCGTATGAAATGACTACAGCAATTACATTGATGATGGGTATTTCCTGTTCTTTCGGATACTTTATCTGTACCATCAGGGAATAGACTTAAGTATTTGTTAAAAACTTCTTTCTTTCGTGTATTTACTACATATAAGGTAGTAGTATTTTGTAAATCATTTAATGCTTTGTTTACAGCATCCGCAAAAATCTTAAATTCACTCATTAGAGTATTTCCTTAAAAAAGTAAGCCCTGTAACTAGGGCTTTTAAATATTATTTTTTACCTACACAGGTGTATGGGTATACTTATTAAATTCAGCGTTTAAGCTGTGTGTATTCACATAAGGACGCAATACGTTAAATCCCCCTCCTGTGGTACAAGATTCTGCTGGTGTCCACTTAGTAACTGGTTTACCTTTTAAGGTTCTAACCCCATGTTTAGTAGCTAGTTGTACTAGTAGTAAAGCAATGGTGTTTCCTAAGTCTGCGTTCACCGTAGGGCACTTTTCTGTACGATTATGCCCATTCCTACGGTAGCCAGTACGACTTGTACTAATACCCTTCTTTAATGCGTAGTAGCGTTTGTTGCTACCTCTCTTTTCTACTTTATTAGCCATTATCGGTTACCTCCAAGTAACTTTGCTCTAGCGTCTTCTCGTTCACACCATTCAAAGGAGTGAATCTTAGCGTCATGTATTCTTCTTTCTATTGCTCTAGGGCGACTATTTAACATGCTTGCTATACGTCTTGCTTTATAAGCTGGTGTACCAATCATATCAGAGTGTTCCCATAAACCTAATAGCAATTTATAATCAGCTTCTCTAGCTGCGTATGCTTTGTCTGCTGCATCACGTTCAGCCAACTCTCTAAGGTACATATCCGCTGCATTAGTAGAGTTACCACCGCTATGAGTACTACGTCTATATTCTTGTACTCTACTATTAACCGCATCTGCTGTTGTATAATCAGAACCAGTAATACCATTACCTTTATTGTGGTCATCAACTGCTTTAGCGGCGGCTTTATCTTCATCTTGCTTATTCCACTTACTGAATGCTTGTCTTTTCTTCTGTAGCCAACTAGCCATATACTATCCTCTATTTAATTGGTTAATTTCACAAAAGTCCCAGAGGGACTTCTCATATTTTAATATTTGTTTCTTATATTTTTAATACCTGTAGCTAGAGCAGCTCCTTTTAACATATCAATAGTTACATCTGTTATGTCACAAGCTCTTCTCCAGTCTCCTTTAGTAAAAGCATCCTTTTGAGCTTTAGTTAATAGAGCAGGTATTGTACCTACTGGAGTATCGTTATCTGCTGTACCTAAACCAATAGCTCTACGCTTTGTTGATTTCATATTAAATTTCCTTTCTTTGTTTCATTGTTAATAATATACAAGCTGCATCATCTAGTGCATAGTGTCTTGCATAATCCTTGTAGTTAATCTCATCTAGTAGTTTGTCTATAGATAAGATTAACTCTTCATACTCTAAACTAGGGTCTGCCCCTAATGCTTGAATATGAAGGTACAACCAAGGAGGTAGTTTCATATGTTTCCTTTAGTGTTTGCTTAGAGCTGAACCAACAACATATAAAGCTAATGATACTGAAGTGAATAGGATAGCAGTAATAATATTAACTACTAAAGCTCCCATAATAACAGTAGCATTTATAACTTGTAGTGATACTAATACACCTATAAATGAAGCTATTGGTGCTAGGAAAGCCATAGTACTACTAAGGTAGAACCCTGTACTCCATGCTTTACCCCATGAATTACTATTCATACTGATAACTAAGTTTAGAATAAAGACTCCAGTACACAATATATACGTTACTAAAGTACTAGCTTCCATTAAGTTAGCAGCTACAGAAGTCATAGCAAAAGGGAGTATCCCTCCTACAGTTCCTGCTAACAATAAATTAATTGCACCTACTTTTTTATTACTCATTTTACCTTTCCTTTAATTTGATGGTACTTAACCAAGATACTAAGCATTTCACCTGCTTCTTCATATTGGTTACGTTGTTGCATTACTTTGATTTCATCTGCTAGTGCTTTACCAGCATCCGTACTTTTAACTGCTTTCATAACAGCTTCCTTATGTTGCTTAAAAAATTCTTCTACAAAGTCCAGTAATTCATTCATTTTGAATTCCGTTGTTCTCGATTAATACGAAGCTCTCTTAAATCTAAGGCTAAGTCTACTACTTTAGGGGTATTATTTTGGATACCAATACTATATAAAGTCTTCTCTAATGTATTACTATTAATGCCTGTTTCATCACCATTTTTTATCCATTTATCTCTAGTTGCAGAGTCCAGTAAGTACTTCTTACAGTCTTCTATTAGACCAACCAATTCTTTATTATTAGGTTGTTTTACAACTAATAATTCTAGTGAAGTTATCGCTTCAAGTACTCTCATTATTTTCTTTCCTAGTTTGTAGTAGGTTTTAACAATCTTTGCGTCTTTCACTCTATACTTATAGAGAGTCCACCCAGCAAATAACCGTAGGTTATTTCCTTCATAATCATACCCAAGATAGCTAATGTAAAATTCTTGTAGTGAAGCATCTAACTCCTCTAACTCTTCAGTAGTCTCAGGGGCTAATAAAAGTTTTCTTATAATGTCAACTGCTTGTTGTTTACCAACATCATAGGTATAAAATTCTGGATAATCACTATCGTTTTCTGTTGTTTCTATGCGTAGTTGTAAACCATTAGGCATATATTCATCGTGTGACCAGTTAATCATTACTTTAATCCTTTTATTAATAATATAATCTCACTGAGAGGCTCTTTAACACGTCTAAAAGCTGGTTCACCCATACTTGCATCATGATAGTTAAAGAACAAGTATGTACCTTCTGGAGCTGCCTCTATATCAGTAACCAAAGCCATATTAACTAGTACTTTTGTATTATCATTAGGGTGTGTTAATTCTAAAAATTTCATTGTTTTTCCTTAAATTTTAATAATGCTCTAGCGACCACTTTAGGGTTCTCTTCCTTTGTGTAGCTCTTTAGCAGCTCTATACCTTTGCGTAGGTAAGTAGGTATATCAGTTGGTTCATTAGGTAATAAGTCTAATAACTCTGGTGTACCCTCCATAATCTCTAGTAGCTCTTTCTCTACTTCTTCATTACAAGTTTTGAAAACTAGCGTGTCCTCATAACAAGTAAACATACCATTCTCTCCTGTAACTCTAATATTATCTTTAATATACTTTTCAATATACTCTACAGTGTAAGAAGTCGTATTAATTAACTCTTTATGCTTATTGTTTAAGTGTCTTATGTCACCTAATCTAATAAGTTCTAATAAAATAAACTTAGTAATATCCATGTTAGCCCCTTTAAAAGTTAAAGTTACCTGCTGTTAATACACAGACCCCTTTAAAGTTTCCGTCAGGCATAGCTTTTAATAACTTTATTTCTTGCTTTAACACACTAACATCATAAGGTGCAGCACAAGTTCTATATCTAGCTCTGTCAGGATTTATTCTTTTAGTGTCTTCCCAATTAAACTTATATTGCTTACCGACAATACCTTTAGAGTTGTAATGAAGAACAACCATGTGATTACCTCCGTGCTTACCTTTAGGTTTAACCAATTTACACCAAGGGGATGCCTTAATCATATCAGCTAATTTAGCTCTAGTTACTATAAGTGGGCGTAATCGTTTAAAATTACGGATAAATCTAATTTGTCTACCAATAGCTTTCTTCCCATCATGGCAAGTCTTAAGTGCTTTAGGTGTGCTCTTATCTAATGGGTAAGCTACTCCTACGGTTAGTACTAAGGTTATACCCAGTAAAGTTTTTTTAATGGTATTCATTGTCTTTCCTCATATTTGTGATTAAGTTCTTGTTCAATCCAAGCAATAGGGGATACACAGTATCCTATGTTAGTCCCAAATGTGTTAGGATCTTTTTGCATAAATTCTAATAAATCTTTTAAAGCTATTTGGTTCTTCTTTCTATACTCTGTAAACTTGTTTACATCCTCTATAGTTAGCCAATGCTCTCGTAGTCTTCTTCTTTCGTTTAAGAGGAAATTAACTCGCTTAATAAAAGGTTCTCTATATTCACTCATAGAAGGAGCAGAGTCCCTTAATAATTTTCTTAACTTTAAGTATTTCATACTACTTCTTCTCTCATAATAAACTGGTTTGTGATAGTCTGTATTAAATATTCATAAGTACTTGACATAGCATCCTCTACTACTTCATTTATATCTTCTTCTACCCATCCTTGTGCTTTAGCAGCTTGTGTAAAGTGATTAATAATACTCATAGCATGACTATCTACTCCTATTAATGTACCAACTAATTTATCGTTTGTTTCTCTCATTTTCAGCACCCTTATTTTTTTTTTCGGTTCTATATTAGAATATTCTAATATACTTATTGATTAAATATAGCTCTATTCTTCTCTATTTGTTTAAACCCATCAAAACCATAAGATATTAAATCAGGATCAAGTAAATAAGAGCAGGTGGTTACCTTGGTAATAACTCCTTTTTTACAGAGTCCAGAAACTAGCTGACTAAACCGCATTCCTGCGCTTCTAGGAGTGAGTTCTTTCTCTGTGAGGGATTGTATTACTAACTTCTTTTCAGGAGCAGTATAAGCCGCTGTGTTAGTTGTACCATCCATTATGGTTATCATGTGAGTAAATAGTTTTAATTCCATTTCGTTTAACAACCATAACCTATGGAGTTCTTCTATAAATAACCAAGCATATTTCTTTGTTTTGGTTTTTGTATAGGTATGAGTTTCTACTGCTGTAGTTTCAATTTCACCTGTAGAAGTATCCAGTTGCTCAAGAATAATTTGCTTCTGTATTGTGGTCATAAATTCCCCAATAATACCTAAATGTATATGGATCTATATACAGATGTATATCAGCTCATATACAAATGTATATGGATCTATATACATCATTTCTCGTAAGTGATTGTAGTATAAGGAAAATTAGAAATTCTCTCTTATATATATTATACAGTAGTGTTTGAACCAAGAAATAATAGGTAGTGTGGAGGTATAATTTTGTATTTAATATCTATATAAACTATCTGTCTACAGCTTTATCAGTCCGCTACTCGCTACGCTCCGTTGCTCCCTCTAAGCTTCACCAGATAGTTTATATAGTAGGAGTAGATAAGAAGAAGA